AGGCGAGTGTGTGTGTGACCTGGGGGTAGGGAGGTTTGTAGTGCCGTTCGCCAACACGACTGTTCGGAATCGTCGCCGCGCTCAGGTTCGTCAGCGTGACGGTGATGCTCCATGCGCGTTGCGGATCACGGCGGATTGCCAGGCACTGGGCGGGGTTATCGACTATGACGCTCGCCCACCTCATCCGCGGTCGTTTGAGGTTGACCACATCGTGAGTTCTGTTGAGGCCGCGCGACTGGGCTGGTCTCAGGAAGAGTCGGATGGGCTGGATAACTGCCAGGCAGTGTGTCGGCAGTGTAATCGCGCGAAGTCGTCTGGGGATCGTGCTGTCCCGGAAGTGAGGGAGTCGTACGTGAATCCGCGCTTTGCCTAGACCTTGCACCAGGCTTTTGGTGCGCCACGCTGACGTCGGGCGGTTAACCGGCGGGTCCGAGAGGATATGTGATGGCTGAGTACAGCACTTTGAATGAGGCGATGGCCGCTGGTGATGAGCTGGCGGAGGCGGAGATTCGTTACCGTCTGTTGGCTGAGGCATTCGAAGAAGAGCCGAAGCTTCGTTCGCAGTTGAACCCTGCGATTGAGAAGGCGAAGGCGGAGATTGTTCGGTTGCGGGCGCTGACGCAGGGGTCGGAGTCGGCTCCGACTGAGTCCGGCAAGGTTGTGGCGTTCGATGCCGACCGGTTCCGGAAGTCGGGTTAACCCTGCGCCGCTTGTCGATATTGCTCGCCAGTGCTTCGTCCCGGATGACATTTCACATACCCGCTACTACGAGCTGATTGCCCCAGAGCTCCCCGGTATGGGTGTGGCGTTTGATCGCTGGCAGGAAGACATTTGGTACGCGGCCTTGGGTTTGCGTGAGGACGGCACGCTGGCGTGCGACGTCATGGGTGTGACGTTGAGTATCGCGCGGCAGGCCGGCAAAACGTGGGGCATCATGGTCGGGCTGATCGCGATCTGTTTGTCTCGTCCGGGCACGTTGGTGGTTTGGTCTTCGCATCATGATCGGACGTCATCGGAGACGTTGACGAAGATCGCGGGGATTGTGGAGAAGCCGGCGATCAGGCCGAAGATGCGTCCTATGCATCCTGTGGTGCAGTCTGACGACAATCGGGGTGTTCACTTCGCGAACGGGTCACGGATTTTGTTCGGCGCCCGGGCTCAGGGTTTCGGTCGTGGCTTCTCGGAAGTTGATATTCAGGTTTATGACGAGTGTCAGAACTTGAAGGAGTCGGCACTGACGGACATGCTCGCCGCGATGAACGTCTCCGAGATTGGTTTGGCGTTCTTTATGGGTACGCCGCCGCGGCCGCAAGAGGTTGCGTTGGGTGTGCATGATGCGTTCAAGCGTCGTCGTGATCGTGCGCTGGAGCAGAAGAAGCGCCGCCCGTTCAAGGGTGTGTATGTGGAGTTCGCTCCGGAGTCTCCCGATGATGTTGTGGCCGATATTGATGCGCCGGGTTTCTGGGATCGGTTGGCTGAGGCTAATCCGTCGTTCGGGCATCGTGTTGGTAAGTCGGCGATTGAGCGTCTGGTGGAGAACATGTCTCCGGAGGATGTTCGTCGTGAGGTGTTCGGGATTTGGGATAAGACGAACGAGGTTTCGTCGGTTGTTCCGGGCGACCAGTGGCGGTCGCTGTGCTGCGACGTGGACGATCTTGGTGACGTTTCAGCGTTCGGGGTTAGTGCAACCAGGTCCGGATGGTTCTGGATTGTTGCGTGCTGGTCTGGTGTCGACGATGGGGTGCATGTCGAGATCGCTCTTGGCACGCAGTCTGAGGTTGAGGCGGTGGATTTCCTGCGCGCGTACGCGTCTCGGAAAACGCCGATCAAGCATGATTCGGTTGGTGCGGCGAAAGCGTTGGGCGAGAAGCTGAAGCAGCTGAAGTTTAAGTCTTCGGTGTATTCGTCTAACGAGTCGGTCGCTGGCAATGCGTTGTGGGTGAGTCTTGTTGATCAGGGCCGTTTGACGCATGGCGGCCAGGCTGAGCTTGATGTGGCGGTGCGTGGGGCTACGCGTAAGGATCGTCCGTCCGGCGGGTGGATGATGATGCCGCGTGCTGAGTCGTTTGATATTGGCCCTGCGATAGCGATGTCGGCGGCGGTGTACGCGGCGGTGACGTCGAAGCCGCGCAGTTCTGGGGGCGCATCGTTCGCCTGAGGTTTTGGTGACCTAACTACGGAAGGGAGGTGTAGCTGCGATGCTTGATGATCGCGAGATACGCGATGTGATCGCCGCAATGTGGCAGATTCACCTCTCCGAGCGTTCATGGCTGGACCGTATCGGCGACTACGCGAAGGGTATCCGTGGGGTTCCAGAGGTTCCGGAGTCGGCGGAGCAGGAGATCAAAGATCTAGCTCGGCTGTCAGTGAAGAACGTTCTAGGTTTGGTTGTAGATTCGTTCGCCCAGAATCTGTCGGTGACCGGGTATCGGTCTGCGGATGCGCAGGATAACGATCCGGCGTGGCGAATTTGGCAGGCGAACCGGATGGATGCTCGCCAGTCGTCGGTATATGTTCCTGCCTTGACGTACGGGGCGTCGTACATGACGGTGACTGCTGGCCCAAATGGTCCGATGTTGTCGCCTCGGTCTCCGAAGCAGATTCTGACGGCGTATGTCGATCCTGTTGCTGATGAGTGGCCGCAGTATGCGTTGGAGATGTGGGTCACTCAGGTTGATGCGAAGTTGCGTCGCCGTGGCCGCTTGTATGACGACGAGTTCGCCTATGACCTTGATCTGGGTGAGGTGTCGGAGTCTGATCCGACGCTTCGGAGCGCTTCTCATCCGATCAGTGTTGTGGTCGATGGTGATCCAGTGCCGCATGGCGCTACTTATGGTGGCGAGCGTGTGTGCCCTGTGGTGCGGTTCGTCAATGGTCGTGATGCTGACGGTGCGATTGTTGGCGAGGTGGCACCGTTGATCCGTGATCAGCAGGCGATCAATTCGGTGAATTTTGATCGTCTGGTGGTTTCGCGGTTCGGGGCGTTCCCCCAGAAGGTGATCACAGGGTGGACGGCATCGCCTAGTGAGATTCTAGCGGCGTCCGCTAAGCGTGTGTGGGCGTTTGAAGATGATGATGTTGACGCGAAGGCGCTTCCTGCTGCGGATACGGGTCAGTACAACGACATTCTGGATGAGATGATCCAGCATGTTGCGATGCGGGCGCAGATTTCGCCGGCTCAGGTGACGGGCAAGATGGTGAATATGTCCGCTGAGGCTTTGGCGGCTGCTGAGGCGAATCAGCAGCGGAAGTTGCAGGCTAAGCGGGACAGTTTCGGTGAGTCGTGGGAGCAGGTTTTACGTCTGGCTGCCGAGATTGATGGCGATGAGGAGACTGCGGCTGATTCTGGTGCTGAGGTGGTTTGGCGGGACACTGAGGCTCGTGCGTTCGGCGCTGTCGTCGATGGGATTACGAAGCTTGTCGCGGCTGGTGTGCAGTTGCGGGATGTGGTTCATTTGGTTCCTGGGTTGTCGCAGCAGCAGATCAAGGCGATCAAGGATTCAATTCAGCAGTCCACTGTTGTTGATCTGGTGTCGAGCATCAGGCAAGGAGCGGCAACGGCTCAGCGTGATCCCCAGGTGGGGGATATAGCAGGTAGGACAGTTGCCCAGTCCGACTGACGCCGACGCTTTGCAGCAGGTTCTATCGGACTTGGCGACGCTGAACACATCTCAGCTCGTGCAACTGTGGCGGTCATACTCTGACATTGCGGAGTTCGAGCAGATTGTCTCTGCTGCGTTGCCTGAACTTGTAGCTCCGCAACTGTCGGCAGCGTCGATGGTCACAGCGCAGTGGTACACCGAAACCGCGCCGCAGCTGCCCTATAAGGCGTCACCGGTCACCGAACCGATACCAGAAGGCCGCATTCAGAAAACGGTGTCGTGGGCGTTCCACGCACCTGGAGAAGCCTCTCCACTGGACCGGCTCGCAGGGTCTACACAGCGGATGGTGTTCGACGCCTCGCGGGAAACAGTTCTCGCCAACCTAGAGAACGAAATCGCCGACGCTGGAGCGCCATTTCCAGCTAGGACCAGATGGGCACGCTACGCGTCGGCTACAGCATGCCCGTTCTGCCGGATGCTCGCCACACGCGGCGCAGTGTACTGGTCCAGAGAATCAGCCGGGGCATCAACCAAGTACCACGACCACTGCCGCTGCATCGCCGTCCCAGTCCGCCCGGGCCAGTCATACGAGCCTCCACCGTATGTGGACAAATGGGAAGACGACTACCAAAACGCCGTCACCGCCGCCCGCGAGGACGGAGAGACGAAAGGCGCCCACGGCGCGATCGACACGAAAGCCGTTCTACGGCGCATGACTTCAGCCTGACACTTCAGGCGAAGGCGCGGACGACCTGCGCTATCAGAAATGGTCGGGCCACTCCAATAACGCGGAGGTTATATCACCATGCCCGAAGAGGCTGAAAACACCGTCGAAGACGGCGCAACAACCCAACCCGGAAACGGGGACGAACAGCAGAGCTCGTTCAAACCCATCACATCTCAGGACGAGTTCGATCGGATCATCCAGCAGCGAATCGCACGCGAACGAAGCAAATTCTCCGATTACGACGACCTGAAGTCGAAAGCCGAAGAGCTGGACAAAATCCGCGAGGGCGAGAAGACCGAGTTGCAGAAACTCACCGAGCAGCTGCAATCAGTCAGCTCACGGGCGGAAAAGGCAGAACGCGACCTTCTCGTGACGTCAGTGGCGGCCGAGAAAGGTGTCCCGGCGTCCAGCCTCACGGGTAGCACCAAAGAGGAACTGGAAGCCTCCGCTGATCAGCTGATCGCATGGCGTGATCAGCAATTGCAACAGCAAGCCCCAAAGCTCAAACCGCCTGCAAAGAACCTGAAATCAGGAACAACAGGCACTGAGACCGCAGACCTGGACCCGAAAGCAGCAGCAGCTGAAGCTCTGCGTCGGATGCGGGCCGGCGGTTAACCCAACCATCGAAACCCGTTCGAGGATCGGCCTCGGCGGAAAACCATGAAAGGAAGGCCATCATGGCTGACATTTCACGTTCCGAGGTCGCGACCCTCATCCAGGAGGCCTACGCAAACGACCTCCTGGCGTCCGCGAAGAAGGGATCGACTGTGTTGCAGGCGTTCCCGACTGTCAACATGGGCACCAAGACCACTCACCTGCCCGTCCTGGCGACCCTGCCTGGCGCTTCGTGGGTGTCGGAGTCCGCGACCGAACCTGAGGGTGTGAAGCCGACGTCTGAGGCGACGTGGGCCGACCGGACCCTGGTCGCTGAGGAAGTCGCGGTCATCATTCCCGTTCACGAGAACGTGGTTGATGACGCATCGACCTCGCTGCTGGAAGAGATCGCGGCTCTTGGCGGCCAGGCGATCGGTAAGAAGCTCGATCAGGCCGTCATCTTCGGCACCGACAAGCCGTCGTCGTGGGTGTCGCCCGCGCTGCTCCCGGCGGCCGTCGCGGCAAACCAGGACTACACGATCGTTCCGGGTGACGCGAACGAAGACGACCTGATCGGCTGCATCAACCGGGCGTCGAAGGCGGTCGCGGCAGCCGGGTACATGCCTGACACGCTGCTCGCCAGCCTGGGATTCCGTTTCGACGTGGCGAACCTTCGTGACGCGAACGGTAACCCGATCTTCCGCGATGAGTCGTTCAACGGGTTCGGTACCTACTTCAACGCCAACGGTGCGTGGCCTGTCGGTGTCGCTGAGGCGCTGGTGGTGGATTCCTCGCGAGTTCGGATCGGTGTCCGTCAGGACATCACCGTGAAGTTTCTCGATCAGGCCACGGTCGGATCGATCAACCTCGCTGAGCGTGACATGATCGCTCTCCGGTTGAAGGCCCGCTTCGCGTACGTGCTCGGCAACGGCGCGACCGCGGTTGGCGACAACAAGACGCCCGTCGGCGCTGTCGTCCCGGATGGCAGCTAAGGCGATAAGCGAATGTCACTGGCGGATATCGATGACCTGAAGTTGGTTCTCGGGCGTGAACTGACGCCGGACGAAGCCACTCGTGCAGGTCTTCTCCTCGAAGAGGCGTCCGATCTCGTTGTCGGGTACCTCGGGTGGGAGTCGATTCCTGACGTGATTCCTGGTGCTGTGGTGAGGGTGGTGGCGCAAATCGCCGCTACCGCCCTCACTGCACCTCAATCGCCATACCCCGAAGGCACAACCGCATCTGCTGGCCCGTACTCGTTCAAGTGGGGCGGTGATTCGTCAAACTTGTATCTTACGAACGCGCTCAAACTGCGTCTGCGGCCATACCGCATATCGATGAACAGCATCCCGCTGGGTTCCGACAGGTACATGCCGTGACGTTCCCTACTCCGTACACGGTGACGCACTATCCGCACGTCGGTGACACGTCGGATGGATTGGGTAACACGGTTCCCCAGTTCGGTTCTGGGGTGTCTGTTCCAGTGATCCAACTTGCCCCGCATGTGCAGGTGGTGGGGACGTATTCGATTGTGGAGACCGAAACGATCGATGTTGACCTGTACTTGCCGCCCGGTTCACCAGTGAAGGTGAAAGACCGTGTGGGGTACGGGCCGGATGTGTTCGATGTGGTTGCGGTTCGTGACTGGAACATGGGTTTTCACGGTTGGGCGCCGGGTTTGGTGGCAGAACTTCGGAAGGTGTGATGAATCGTGGCTAACGGTCCAACGAGGAAGAACCCTTTAGCGAAGTTCGGTGTGCGGCTGGACGATTTCGACAAACTGCCTGAGGTGAACGAGGGCGTCAACGAGTTCATGGACGAGGTTGTTGCCGCGTGGAAGAACAATGCCCCCGTGGGCACCGGCGCTTACCGTGATTCTGTTCAGGTGACGGAACGGTCCACGAACAAGGGCCGCGGGAAGGTCGGCGCGACTGATCCGCAAGCGCATCTCGTGGAGTTCGGGTCGGCGCACAACGACGAGTACGCGCCTGCCCAGAAGACAGCTAAACAGTTCGGCGGCACCGCGTATGGCGACTGATTCAGCGCCGAGTATCCACCGTGTACTGGTGGCGTGGCTGTCCCCTTTGGGGAAGGTTTCTACTCGCCGTTTGTCTGGTGATCCGTTGCCGCACCGTGTGGTGCGTCGTGTCGATGGTCGTGATGTTCCCGAGGAAGGCAGCGATGTGGCTGTCGTGTCGGTGCATACGTTCGCCGCGTCTGATGAGGCCGCTGAGAATGAGGCCGAGTTGACGCACCAACGAATGCTGGAGCTCGTCGTTAACCCGCTGACGGAGATACCGGTCGGCGGTGGTGTTGTTGCGCGTATCGACTATGCGCGTGTGCTGATGAAACCGGTCCTTGTCGAGTATGACGACGACGGCCACTTGGTGCGGCATGTGGGCCGCTACGAGATCGGTGTTCAGTACATCTAATTGAAGTTTCAGCCCTGACAAGGGGCCTGGCGGATGGTGCCGGGTCCCTTTTTGTTCGCCGGAAATTTTCGCAATCCGGTCCCTTATCCAAATGAGAGGAGCGTCCCTATGACGCAGCCATTGACCGGCACCGACTGGAGCGCCGGCGGATTCACTGACATTCACAAGCCGTTCATCGAACGGGGCGGCCTGCAAGCGGTGTTCATCCGCGACAATCGCGGTGCCGCGACGGACATGTCGCCGTTCGAGGATGATTGCGTGACGGTGAAGTGGTCGCCGTTCGCGCAGGACGGCAAGATTCGCGATGACCTGTTCATTCGCCGGAAAGTGAACGGCAAGTACGAGTACAACACTGCCCCGAATGAGGGTTGGTGGCACATCGGCTGCAACCCCGAAGATGGTGGCGCGGAACGTGAACCGGATGTCACCTCTGACGATCTGATGGTGTTGCAGTCGAAGTTCCCGGTCGATTCTGAGGTGACGGAAAAGTCGTACTCGGTGCGGTTCGTGGCGCTCGGTACTGCAGATCCTCTGATTCACCGGCTGGAGTCGGAGTTGCCGTTGTGCGACAACGCCGGTAATCCGCTGGTGGCTCTTCCGGGTACCCCTGACTATGGTGAGGGTCCGCTGCTGGACGCGGATTCGGCGGAGTACCAGCTGCTGCTGCTGTACGCGCGCCGCACTTCCGGCGGGTTCATTTACCGCGCTGAGGGTTACCCGGCGGTGAAGCTGGACGACCAGGCGTCGAAGCAGCGTTCCAAGACCGACCCGGACACGGCGGACCTGACGTACAAGGTGCTGCCGAATGAGTACTTCATGCGGCCCGACCCGGCGGGGACGATCGCCCTTGTTCCCGGCTACTTCTATGTGTGGATGGGTGGCCCGGGTTGGGCTGAGCAGTATTCGGACGGCAGCTAGCCGGTGAATCGTCCTGCCGGGTGGGTTGGTTTGGGGCTGGCACCCACCCGGCAGGCACCCACATAAAGCCAGCCCAACCCCTCAACCCCGAAGCCCCCCCTTTTTAAGGAAGCCCCTGATGTCTGTGAAGAAACCCGAGAACAATGGTGCCGCCGCGCGTGAACAGGCCACCGAGTTCGATTCGCCGTTCGCTGATCGTGTTCTGCGCTTCGATGACGGCAGCACCATGACGATCCCCCCGCACCCGAACCTTCGGATGCTCGACGATGATGCGCTGGAAGCGTACGAGGCGTATCTCGAAGAGATCGAAACCTATGACCGGGAGCCGGACCTGTATATCCCGGAGCAGACCGTGAAGGACCGTGACGGCAACGAGATGGTCCTGCCGGCGGAGACCCGTCCCGGCGCGGTCAAGGGGCCGCCGTATTTCAAGGACGGTAAGCGTGTGTCGCCGCCGCGTGAGGTGCGGATCGTTCAGGTCGTGCTGGGCATGGACAACTACGAGGTCCTGCGGTCGAAGAAGATCGGTGGTCGTGCTGCTGGCGCCCGGGATGTGTGGCGGGCGTGGACCGAGCAGGGCTTCACGATCGCGGAACGAGCTGAGTCCGACTCGAAAAGTGATGGAAGCTCAGTGGTTCTGGAGACTGTACCCGAGGCAGATAGCGAGTGATCTGCGCCGGTTTTTCGGGCTGAGCGTCGCCGATTGGCATCAGGGCAGGTTGTCCAGTTTGGAGTTGCTGGACCTGTTCGGGGTTCGGTTCGTGGACAATCCTGAAGAACGCGTTCGGGAGTTGTATGTGGATTTCGCGCCGGTTGATGGTGCGGTGGCGCGGGCTGTTCGCGGGGGCCGCTGGTCTGAGCCGGAGTTGATCGCGGCGGAAACATACAACGAGATCGCCCGGTTCAGGGCGTCATTCCATGCATCGAGAAGCCGTAAAGCGGCGTATGAGCCGTTCGCTTTCGAGGATCCGGTTGATCGGTTGGAGAAAGCGAAAGCCTCAGTTGAGGCGCACGAGTTGCAGCGTGAGGTTGAGGCCGATCTGTTCGGCTGGTGACGGGAGGTGAGTGTCTGATGCCGATCTACGTGGACATTATTTCCCGTCTTGATGAGCGTGCTGCTGCGGTGGCGGCGAAGAACATTGAGCGTGAGATGGAGGCGGCTGGGGCGCGCGCGGGGTCGTCTGCTGGTCGTGCGATCGGTGAGAATGTGGGCCGGGAGGCTGCGGCTGCGGGGCGTAATGCTGGCGAGCAGTTGTCGCGTGAGGTTGATCGTGCGACGCGTCAGGCCGGTTCTCGTATTGTTGATGGTTTTTCGTCGCATGGTGTGTCGGCGGGCCGGGGGTTTGGTTCGTCGTTTGGTTCGTCTTTGGTGTCGTCGTTGCCTGTGGCGGGCCGGTTTTCGGCTGCACTGTCGGGGTATGAGGGTGCGGCGTCGAAGGCTGGCGCGTTGGCTGGTCGTGCGTTGGGCACGGCGTTCACGGTCGCCGCGACGGGCATTATCGGCGCCGCCGGTGTTGCCCTGTTCAAGGGGTTTGATCGGTACAAGTCTCTTGATGCGACATCGCATCGCCTTGCCGCGATGGGGAACAGCGCCGAGCAGGTCAAGACGATCATGTCGGATATCAACGAGGTCGTCGTTGGCACTCCGATTGCGTTGGACGAGGCGGCGAAGGCGGCTACTCAGTTCCTTGCTGGTGGGGTGAAGCAGGGTCGCCCGTTGCAGGCGGCGTTGACGGCGATTGCGGACGCGGCGGGTGCATCTGGGCAGAAGTTCGGCGACCTGGCCGTCATCTTCAACCAGGTGTTCAACAAGGGCAAGCTGCAGGCTGAAGAGATGTTGCAGCTCAATGAGCGTGGCATCAATGTTCAGGCGGCGTTGCAGAAAGAGTTCGGCCTGACGAGCGCTGAGATTCAGAAGATGTCGAAGGACGGCACGATTTCGTTCGGCATGCTTGTGCAGGCGATTGAGGGCCAGTTCGGTGGCATGTCGAAGAAGCTGGCCGACACTGTTGACGGCGCCTTGTCGAACATGAATGCCGCTGTGGGTCGTGTTGGGGCGAACTTCATTTCGGCGCTGTTCGGTGACCCTCTGGACACGACGGAGGGTCCTGGCGCGCTTGCCAAGTCGATCAACAATGTGACTAACAAGCTGAATGACCTGAACGCGTGGATCGTTGCCCACAAGGACGACATCAAACGTGTGTTTGAAGACGCGGTTGATGCTGCGCAGGACCTGTGGAACACGATCCGTAGGGTCCTGGACGTCCTTAGTGACATGGGCATCGGCGTCGGGACTGTCGCAGCGGCGTTCATTGCGTGGAAGTCCGTTGGCGTGCTGACGACGGTGGGGAACCTGGTTACCGCGTTGGCTGGCGCGAACAACCATCTGAGGCGCATGCCGGGTCTGGCTGCTGGTGCAGCGGGGGCGATCCTCGCTTTGGTGCCGGTGATCAACCAGGTGAACGATGCGATCAAGGACTCTCGGTTTGATAATCCGTACTACAGCGGGCCGGATGGGCAGCTGACGCCAGCGCAGTGGGAGCGGCAGGCTGCCGATAATCCCGAGGAGCTACGGCGTCGGCAGGCGTGGATTCGTACCTATCTTGCGCCAAAGCTTGGTCCTGACGAGATTCTGTTAGACCTGTTGGATGATCCGACGGCGTGGCAACGTGCGGGAGGTTTTACCGCGCCGTGGGGCGTCCCGGGTCGCCCGGACACGCCTGACTGGCAATCAACACGCACGGGCGGCGGCAACGGGCCTCACGGGCGCCCCGGTGGCAGTAGCGGCCCTGTGGGTGATGGCCCGTTGGCTGATCTATTTCCGGGCGCGGTGGGGGCTGATGGTGGTAGTGGTTCTGGCCCGCAGCTGCCGGATGCGCCTGTGTTGCCGTATGACACGACGTTGCCGCCGGGGATTGCTGGTATGCCACCCGACGCGGCCGTGTTCTCCGCTGAGTCGTCGTATCTGGATGCGCGTCACAAACTGGCGGAGAAGCGTGCCCGCGCCGCCCAATTGGAGCAGTCCACCGAAGCCACCGAGCAGGACCGCCTCAAGGCCCGCAACGATGTGATCGAAGCTGAACGCGACCTTCAGGCCGCCGAGATGCGTATGAGTGATGCCCGCGCGAATCAGTACGAGAAGCTGACGAAGCAAACCGACAAGCATGTCAAGGATTTGGGGCAGATCGGTGCCGAGCTTGATCAGGATTTCGGTATCTCGAAGGGTTTGGCGGGGATCGCGGAGAACATCACGAAGTTCGTGGCGAACCTCGCTGCGGCACCGTTGTTGGGGCAGTTGCAGGCCATTTCGGCCTATAACCCGACTCAGGGTGGGCACGGGTTGATGGGTGTGCTCGGCGCGCAGGGTGTGTTCGGGCCGCAGTACCAGAACAACCAGTATGACCGGGGCTCCTACCCGTCCGCCGGTGCGACCGGTGTGTCCATGACGCCGATCGGTGCCTATCCCGGTGACGCGGCGCTACTCGCCAACGTTCCGGCGGGCCGGTACACACAAGAACAACGCGGCGACCTGACGCAGGGTTTGGCTGATTGTTCTAGCGCTGTTGAGGATCTGGTCAACTTGATGGATGGCCGCCCGACGACCGGCGCGAGCATGTCGACCCACAATGCGGACGAGTGGTTGACTGCGCGTGGATTCGTCAAGGGCATGGGCGGGCCTGGCGATTTCCGGGTCGGTTTCAACGCCAGCCACATGCAGGCGACGCTGCCTGGCGGCACCCCGTTCAACTGGGGCAGTGACGCGGCAGCGGCGCGGCGCGGTATTGGCGGCACGGGCGCCGACGATCCGGCGTTCACGTCGCATTACTACCGGCCGGTGACGTCGGTTCCTGGCGGGTCGTCGGCGGCGGCGGGTGCTCCGGGGTTGTACAGCCCGCAGAACACCAACCCTGCGTTGAATAACCCGCCGGCTCCGGTGTCGTCGGGTGCGTGGGCGACGAATCCTGCCCCGCTGCCAACCACGGGCGGCGGTGGCGGCCCGATGGCCGCTGGCGCACCGCAAGGCCTGTTCACTGGCGGGCCGACGAACACCACCAACATCGGGGCGAACGTCGCACCGTATGCCGGGTCCGGTTCCGGTGGTATCGGCATGGACGGTGGTGGTGCGCTTGGCATGGCGGTGCAGGCCGGTGGTATGGCGCTGGACGCGATGGCCCCGGGTGCGGGTCAGGCCGCGCAGACTGGGGTGAAGCTGATCAACCGTGCCATCGAGTACGGCGGTCAAGTCGCCGCGATCGGCGCCCAAGGGTTGATGGAAACGTTCTTGCCTACGGGTGGTTCGGATTTGGCGAACAACAACTGGATCACCCGCATTGCCGGGGGGATTGCTGGTGCGGCCCCGGCGTTGCCGAACCTGGCCGGACAAGCATCCCAGCAGCGCAAGGACATTGATCCGCAGGCCACAGGCCAGGGTCAAACCCAAGTCAACCAGGGTGGCGACACGAACATCACGGTCAACAACCAGCGCGCCACCGAAGACGGAACAGGCCGCGACATCGCGTATCACCTGCAAAACCAGTACGTCATGCCGGGAGGGTAAATGGCTAAGAAGCATTACCCCGCCACTGGTGTAACCCCGCACGGATGGTATGACCTCGCCAAGGGTGAAAAGCCGATGATGTGGCTCGACGCCTACGACGGGTCGATCACTTTCCACATGATGGGCGGGATGGCGGTCCCTGACCGGGTTGTAGCCCCGGAGATGGTGCACCTCACCTCACTCAAGGGGTTGATCCCGCCGTGGAAGCACATCGACCAGAAGGGCGCCACCGAGGACGGAATCACCAATATTGATGCGCTCTACGACCCGATTGAGGTTGAGGTGGGGGTGGAATGCCGTGGCCGGTCGCCGAAGTGGACGCGCAGGGTCTACCGCGATCTGGTCGCGTCGATCGACGCGAAGCAGGAATCGACGTTGAACTTCCTCACCCACGACATGGGGCACTGGTGGGCGCCGGTCAGGTGGTTCCAGGGCGCGCCGCAAGCACCGCTGGAGATCGGCAAGCGGCAGCGTGAAAGTTTGCGCCTGCGGGCCGATTCGGGGTTCTGGCGTACCTACGACTACGCGGCGAGTTTCCAGTTCGAGTATGAGTCGATGACCGACACGTTCAACTATGACACGTCGGGCACGCAGGACCTCGGCGCGGACTGGCCGCTGTACTACGAGGGTGACGGCGGCGGGTACGTCTACGCCAATGGTGACCAGGCGAGGTGGCGGGACGACCCGGACGATCCGCTGACAACGGATACCCGCGAGGTGGTGTGCGGGCCGTACAAAGACTTCGACACCGACACCGACAATCAGGTTGTGTCGATGGTGCTCGGCGGGTTCCAAGAGTGGAGCCTGCCTGATAGTGGGGCGAACGACCTGTGGGCTCGCATGGGCCGCGACAGCAACGGAGACTGGGACGGTAATGGCATCCGCATGCGGGTGCAGGGCAACTGGATCAAGCTGTCGAGGTTCAACAACTTCTCGCAGACGGTGATGTTTCAGCGGCCGCTTCTGGTGGCCCCGCTGATTGGGGAGAAGTTCACCCTGGTTGCCGGGTATGAGGGCGATCCGCGCATGTTCAAAGTGTTGCGCAATGGGTTGCCGATCTTGTCGCACAAGGAAACCGGCACTGGTAGCGAGCTTGGCCCGGATTATCGGGGAATCGGGTTTGGTATGCAGGCCGGTGGCGCGTTGATCACGCAGGCGACACCAGCTCCGGTGCGGAAAGTGTCGGCTGGCGACAATGCGAATGTCACCCAGTCGGGGTTTGTGTCGATGGTCAATGTTGGTGACCAGCCGATGTATTGGGACGCGACCTTGTTTGGCCCGGGCACGTTCCGGTTGTATGACGGTCCCGGCGCGGATGAGTATGTGGAGTTTGGTCCGCTGCTGCCCAATCAGATTGTGTTCCTGCGTACCGACCCGCGCTCACAGACGACTCTGGTGCAGGATTTGACGTCTGTGCCGCCGTCGCCGCAGGAGCTGAACATCTTCCAACAGGCGGTGAAGACACTGCTGACGTTCTTCTCGGAACGGAACGCGTTCACCGATCAGATTGGGTCGCTGTTTGGGATTGTTCCCCCGCAGGGCAATTTCTATAAGTATCTGTCGGGGCGGTTCAGTGAGAACGCGGCGATCCCCGCGAAGTCGCCTGGCGAACCGGCGCAGCAGTTCTTTGTGAAGACAGAAATTGTTGGTGGCAACGCTGACTCGAAGGTGATTCTTTCGGGGACTCCGTTGCGCCGCTACCCAATGTAGTTCACCGACTGCTGTTTGACAGCCCCGTGGTTTTTCTGGCTCGTGGGGTGAATTGGTGATGCCCGGAAAGGAGGGTTGACGGTTGTCGAAGTTTGAACGCGAATCGGCCGCATGGCAATCCGCCCTCCAATCCGGCGACCCCAACAGGATCGCACGAACCGCGCGGGCGTTGGCGGAACGCAAATCGAAGGTAGACACGTCGTTCCGGTTCACGGTGTGCGACAAGTTTTGGCAGCCGATGGGCGCGGTTGGTGGCGATCTGATCGAGGCGTCGGGTGCTGACCCGCGCAACGATGTGGAAACCGGCCGGATCGTACTCAAAGGGAACAGTCCCCTCATCCCTTTGTTCATGGACTGCAAAAAGACGATGGTCGGTGTCATCGTCGAGACCGCGGGTTTGCGGTATGCGTTCTACACGAAGAACCACACCTACGAGTACCGTGACAGCGCATGGACCGGCACCGCTGAACTGCGCGGTATCCGCGACATCCTCAAATACTACGTGATTTGGCCGTCGTGGTGGCTGCCGATTCAGGCGCAGCCGTTCTCGCACGCGGTGTTCGTGTGGGCGTTGCAAACCGTCGTGGAGAACATGGTCGCAGAATGCGCTCTGCGGTTGCAGTCCGGGTGGCTGGAGTTCATCAACAACGGCTTGTCGTTGAACCCGGATGTGCGGGCATGGTTCGGCACTGTGTTGCAGGCGTTGTCGCGTGATGGGTTGTCGGTGCAGGCGTTTACCCGCATGCTGCGAACCCCGGTGTATGTGTCACGCACCAATCCGTTGTTGGACACGTCGCCGATGGTCGCGCGGACAGTGCGGATGGAAACCGTTCAGGCCGTCATCAAAGATGTGACCCAGTCGTACGGTGTGGATACGCGCATGGATTTGTGGCTGCCGGGTGATCCGCAGCCTGACCGGTGGGCGAACCTGGACCAGCCTACCTACGTGTTCTCTACAGTGGACCGGTCGCAGATCACTGGCCCGACGAAAACCGTGCTGGATTCGGTGCTGCGCACCACGATTGACTTGGGCGGGTCGCTGGGGGACATCTTCAAACCTGTCATCAAGCAGGTCCCCGGCATGGATGGCGTGTTTTATGCGCCGGCGCTGGGTGTGGATTTTGAGCAGCCGTACGCGTATTTCGTGGCCCCTGAGCCGGGTGAGGACACCGGCATCGATGCATGCACGATCACTGACCACACACCCGAGGGTTGGCAGCACATCATTGGTGGGCGTTCCCCAAAGTGGTTGAACGACCTGATGAATGCCACCTTCGCATGGCTAATCGACTCGCTGATGATCGTCGTCGGATTCACCGGCATACCGTCCGATCTGTTGTCGGGGTTCCTGAACAACAGCTTCCTGGCGTTCCAGTTGATTCAACACTACGACCGCCGTGACGAAGTTGGCCCGTACCACCCGGCGATCGAGCGGTTCTATCCGACAGCCTCAGCGCCGTACAACATCGAAACGGTGTTCGCATTCATCAACGCCTTGTTTGATTCACAGGGCAAGACGACGGCGACGGTGCAGTTCCGTAACGGTGCCCAGTATGCGTTGGGGCGTGACGTTTTTCGCGGCGGCCTGATGTCGCTGGTGTTCATGTCGCGTACCCGCATGGTGACTGACTACATCGAGAACGTGATGTGGCGGGTTACCCAGGATGAGCGGAAGGTTCTTCTGCAAATGGGGGATGGCCGCAAGTCGGAGGCCCCGTTGGCGAAGCATCAGCGGTTCATCACGGGGATTTTTGAAACGTTGTCGGTCCTCACGCTGTCACCTCAGGGATAAGCAGCGGTCGTCCTTTCTTTCTGTAACTCGCCCAATGTGAATGGAGCGTGCCTTATGTCGTGGCCTTTGAATCCTGCTGGGACTCACTATTTGTTTGAGGGGATCGTGGAGATTCCTGTCGATCCTACGGCGGGTGCGGCGATCCTCCAGTTGCGTCCGCAGGGCGGTATCGGTGTTGGTGTGCCCGCGATCGAGAAGGGCGACCCGGGTGTGCCGGCCACGTTCGATACGACGGTGAATCTGACGGAGCTGGACCCGGACGATCCAACCCCGGCGGAGGCGTCGCTCACTGAGATCACGCCACCTGGAACATCCACGCCGGGTGTGTACCGGTTGAACCTGGCGCTGCACGCCGGCGCGAAGGGCGCGGATGGTGAGGCGGTGTGGGACCCGACGGATGTTGATCCTTCTCCTGTTGCGGGTCAGGTGCCGGTGGTGAATTCGACTGCTGATGGGTTTGTGTTGGCGGCGCAGCGTGTGGGGGACCGGTATGTTCCGGCGTCGATCAACAACACTGCATCGGGTAACGCGAACTCGACTTTGGCTCAGGTGTCGATCCCGGCGCAGCCGTTTGATTGGCGGCCCCGCGTGTCCGGTTACACGGTGGTCACCGGTGAGGGTGCGGATGTTCGGGTTGATTTGGTGGCCCGGTTGAACGGTGAGACCGGCGGCAACGTGATCGGCCGGTGCCCCGGTGTGGCGCAATCGGAGCGGCTGACGCTTGTTTCGGGACCTGCGGCGGGCTCATCGGATGGGTTTGACCGTGTGACGGCCGGTACACCGGCGACGATCTATTTCCGGTGTGAACGGCAAGCGGGTTCGGTGACGTACACGACTTCCGCTTCCACGTCGATGTTTTCGGTTGAGGTTCTTCCGCTGTCATGACGTCATCGTTTGATCCGTTGCCGGAGTGGGCTCATGCGGTGCCGTCTGAGCCGGGTATTCACCCGGAACAGTCGGCGTTGCAGTGGCAGCGTCCGTTCACCGTTCAGCAGCTGCTTGAGATTGGTGAGCAGTTCATCGAGCAGTTTTTGGCGTGGGTGGTGCGCGCGGTCGCTGGGGTGTTCATCCCTGGTGAGGCATCGTTCGACCAGTTGCGTGATTGGGCGTTGAACATCCCCATTCTCGGGGACATTATCGAAGCGATCACCGGCATTGTGGGTGGCGGGGTTGAGGAACTGACCCAGTTCTTCACGAACGTTCGAAACTTCTTCCAGTCGATCGACTTCAACAGCCCAAACTTCAACCCGCTTCAGGCTGCGGCGCAGTTGGTGAACATCATCCTTGCGCCGCTGCGCAATTTGCTGCCCAGTCTATTGACGATCCTGCCGATCGGTGGCATATCAAACCAAGCACCGAACATTCTTCCTGCCCCGAAGTTTCCTGAGGGGTCGGTGGGGGATAACGCGGATTGGGTTGTGGACCCGTCGCATTCTCGCAGCGGGGATGGTACTGGCGCGGCGAAAGTTATTGCCGATGGCACGTTGAAGGCGCTGCGGTCGGGGCAGAATGTTGGCGATTTCTTCGCGGTGAGCGAAGGGCAGACAATCACTGCCCGGGTGTTCGTGTCTCACGACGATTATGTGGGTACGGGCGCGCCGATTCGGTTGCAGCTGGTGCCGTACATCGACGGTGTTGCACAGGCCCCTGTGGATTTGAACGCGTATGCCCCCCAGGACGCGAACTTGGCGTGGCCTGGTAAGGAGTTGTCGGGGGAGTATCGGGTGCCCGCTGGGGTGACTGGTGTGCAGACCCGGTTCGTGGTGACCGAAGACGCCGCTGCGGGCACGTTCTGGTGGGATGACGCCGAGGTCAAGCAGACCGGCGTTATTCAGCAGTCGTTGGTCGAGGGTCTTCCGGAGATTCTGCAAACCTTGTTGGCGCGGGTGCAGTTGACGATTGACACGGTGGTGTCGGCGATCCGCGGCGGCGTGCAGACCGTTGAGAACACGCTGGAGGATTTGTTCGACGCTTTGCGCAACATCTCCCCGGAGTCAATCGCGGGGATGCTCGGCCCGGAGAATCTGCGGGAAACCATCGAGAACATCGTCAACAGCATTGTCGGTGGCCTGGTAGGCCTTCCGGGTATTGGTGCTGGTATCGCCGACCTGTTCAACGTGTTGCAGGAGATCGCCTCGCGCGCCAGCTTGGGGTTGTTCTCGTGGGACATTCTTGGCATCAGGACCAACAAGCCCGTCGATAGTGGTTTGTTGCCGTCGGAGCGGTCCAACTTCCCGCTGTCGAATGTCACGACGTGGCTGGAGGCCACGCAGGGCAATTCGCTCATCGGTGTTGACTTGATTGAAGAGTCGATGCCGCTGGGCGTGGTGTCGTGGATCGGCTACGGCCTTTCAGGGATCACCGAGTTCTACGTCAACATCTGGAAAGTTGACTTGGCGTCGGGCGACTGGACGCTGGTGCATCATTCCCCGAACATCGTGGGGCTTTTGGGCGGCACGGCCGCGCCCGGGGAGTTCATCTCCTATGAGCTGGATGACCCGGTTCCCGTGGTGGCGTCTGAGGCGTACGCCTACGAGCTGGTGCCGGTTGGCGGTACGCATTATGTGCGTGGCCGTGTGGCGGATTTGCCGAACCATCCGACGTCGCAGATCGTGTCGCTGGCGGCCACCAGAAACAACACCTCGCCGGATAGCCCGCCGTCGTCGATTGCGAAGGCGTCGGTGACCCGCTCGGGCGATGTGCCGTGGGTGAGTATCGCCGTGGATACGGGTTCCGGCGGTGACCATCACGATCCGTTGAAGGTCTACCTTGGCACCGCGGCCACGGTGTTCCCGGTTCCGAACTGGGTGAACTACATCGACCCGGTTGCGGTGGGCGCTGGTGGTGGTGGTGCGCAGGGCTGGGCCTTGGGTATCAACGGTCAGGCCGGTCAGCCTGGGAAGTTCAACGCCACCACATGGGTGCGCGGTGAGCATTTCGGCGACAACGCCATCATCACCCTCGACCCGGGCGCTGGTGGCGTGGGCGGTCCTGGTGACGGCGCGGCCGGTGGTAACACCACGTTGTCTATCTCCACGCCCGGGGGTGACACGTATTCCGTTGTCGCCGAGGGCGGCGCGGCGGGTACCACTGAAGGGTTTTTGTCGAAACCTGTTGGCCGAGGCCCGGGTACGTTCACGTTCAACGGGCAGGACTATGTGGGCGGCGGCGACCAGAAGGTCATGGGCGGCCACGGCGCGCCCGCTGGTGGCGCCGGTAACGGCGGTAAGGGCTCATTGGCGGCCTTCCAGTCCGGCGGAAATGGAGCGCCGGGTGGTGGCTGGGTGTTCTTCCGGCCCGACCCGCTGCCTGACCCTGACCCGGATCTGACGCCCCCGACGCCCCCCACGTTGGTGGAGCTGGTCGATTCAACTTTCAGCACTATCACGATTACGTGGTCTGGAGCTACTGACGTATGACAATCAAAGGGTATTTCGTTTACTCGAAAGAAAAGGACGCTTCAGGCGATTTCGTTCAGTTGAATCCCGACCCGGTGCTGCCGCCGTATGGGACGAACGGTTTGAAGTCGAACACCACGTACGAGTTTTATGTGAAGACGGTGGACAACGCTGGCTGGTTGTCGGACCCGTCGGATACCTACGAGTTCACCACTCCTGCGCACACTGCGGGTGATTTGTTGTCGCCGGAGGACCAGGCGATGGTGGATTTGATTGTGGAGGAGTCCCGCGCGGAGACCGGCCAGCCGGGGGTGATGTTGCAGATCACCGGTCCGCGCGGGAACTATGCGAAGGCGTATGGCACCACCGTGGGCGGCACGGTTCGCCCGTTGACGTTGGATGACCACTTCCGCATGGGTTCATCCACGAAGATGTTCACCGCGATTGCGTTTTTCCAGGCTGTCGATAAAGGGTTGATCTCTTTGGATGACACTCTGGAGCAGTACGTTCCGGGTATTCCGAACGGTACCGCGATCACGATGGGGCACATGCTGTCCATGCGGTCTGGTATCGCGGAGTATACGGCGGGTATCAACGCGCTCTGGGTCACGCTGTTTCCGACGTGGCCGTGGACGGGCGCGAAGGACTTCCTGTCAACGATGAAGGGGCCGTCAAACTTCTATCCCGGCACCGATTATCTGTACACGAACTCGAATTTCGCCCTGATCGGCATGGTGCTGGAGATCGTTGACCCGGCCCATCGGCCGATCAAGCAGATTTTCAAAGAAGACATCATAGACCCTCTTGGGCTGACGGAAACGTCATGGCCGCCGATCGGGCCTGTTCCGCCGCCAGCGTCGATCGCTGACATGTTCAACCCGAACTTCCTCGACGCTGCCGGCGCGTTGGCGACGAACATCAACGACTACACGAAGTTCGCGGAGGCGTTGCGGGACAACGCGATGGGCCTGTCACCGGAGTCGTATGAGGCGTGGCTGTCAACATTCTGGAAGCACTCTACAGGGTGGGACCCGTACGCGAACGGGTTCTACATTCCTTCCGAGTACTACTACGGGTATGGGATAGAGTCGTTCGGAACGTGGTTCGGGCATCCGGGACTTTTTTCGGGTGGCTGGTCGTCCACGATTTTCTTTGAGCGGGACTCGGGTGCGACATTCACGCTGCACGAGAACTCGAATACCTCCAACCCCCCGGCCGCGGGCTATACCCGCATTTGGGTGCGGGTGGCGGAGTATCTGTATCCCGGAACGATTACGAATGACCAGAACTGGCCGGTGCCGCCGGAGCCGGTGGATGTTGGGTTCGATGCCGTGTCGGGGGCTGGGGCTGGTGTCGGTAGCGCCACTGTGAACTTCAAGGCCTCCGAGGGGGCCACGGTGTTCGCGGTGGTGGCGTGGGACCGCGCGGGCTCAGCCCCGTCGGCCACGTATGGCGGCGCCGGCGGTGTACTTCTCGGGTCCGTTTCGCACGATGGCGATCCGGCGAATGGGGGCCTGGCGATTTTCCGCATGGAGAACGCAGGCTCCGGCGTTGCTCGCCAGATGAAGGCCACCGGCCCGGGCTGGGTGAGTGCGTATGCCATTTCGTTCAATGATGTTGTGTCGGTGGGCGCGCCGACGTTCGCGCACGGCAACGGTACTGCGCACAGCCAGTCGGTGACGGTACCGAGCGGGGTGACGCTGCAGGCGTTCTCGGCCGGGGCCGGTGGAGTGTCGTCCCACAAGATCGAGACGATCATAGGGGCGCGTTTGCGCGCGGAGCAGTCGGGGATCGCCCCGCCCCTGTGTGTCAACACGACGACCAGGACGGGAACGGTGAGCGCCACCTCGTCGCAGCCGAATAAGTGGGCTGGCATGGCGGTGAACTTGCAGATTGGGGGATGAGCGTGGCCGTTGGCTGGTGGGCTGAGTCCCACGTCTCATTCGGCGTCACCATCACTCCTGAGGTGGGATTCCGCTACGGCGGTCCGAAACAAGAGTTCGGCGTCACCCTCACCCCCGAGATCGGCATGGCCGCCGTGGCGCACAACCGTGCGAGTTTCGGTTTGTCGGTGCCGGTTTCGCTGGGGATGGGGGCGGCCAGCCACAGCAAGGCGTCGTTCGGTCTGGTGTTCGCGCCGTATATCGCGATGCGTGGTCCGGCGGCGTTCGAGCCGGTGTTTCCGTCCGAGGATTTGTATCCGTCGGTGTCGCTGTTCCCGACGCCGCGCGCGCAGTCTCCCGGTTTCGGGTTGTCGTTCACGCCGAGCCTGGGGTTCGAGGCCGCGCCGAAGTTTGCGCGGTCGTTCGGTATCGAACTGGACCCGCAGGTCGGCATGGGTACCGCACTCGGGTTCACGAAGGGCTTCGGGATCGAACTGTCCCCGCAGGTTGGAATGTCCGGCGCGGAGCGGTATTACCGCGAGTTCGAGCTGACGTTGACCCCGGAAATCGGTATGGACGCTGTGGGTAATGACGGTGTTGACCCGGTGGCGTTCGACGCGGTAACCATGTCCCAGCAAGCGACGTCGACGTTCTCGTTCAACCACACGGCCACCGCCGGAGCGTCGGTACTGGTGTCACTGGTTGTACAGGGCAGCGACACGATCGCTTCTGTCACCTACGACGGATCAGCGATGACGCTTATCGGCAGCCAGGCTCTAAACAATAACGCTGGCGAAGGTTCTCAACACTTGTATGTCATTCATGGTGTTGCTGGCGGGTCCAAGCAGGTGACGGTCAACAAGCCCACCGGCTTCGGGTGGGTGGGCGCTGTCGCGGCCTCGTATCTGAACGCGACCACCACCGGCACTGTGCAGAAGTCATACGGAAACAGTGGTTCGGCAAGCCTGTCGGCGTCCGCGCCTGGAGACGGTGGCCGGGTAGTCGTTTCGTTCGCCAACATGGGGAACCGGACGTTTACACCCTCTGGCGGAACGAACCGATTCTCGGGTTCGGGCCTGTTCCCGATCCTGACCATCAGTGACGCGACGACGGCCACCACATTTACTGCGACAAGTTCGTCTGGACCATGGGCCGCGATGGCTGTTCCCCTCAACCCGGTATAACTCGAAAGGAAACAATCATGGGTATTCCCAACGCAACTCACAAGGCGGCATCGGACGCTATCGCCGCTCTTGGCGACTGGATCAGTGTGCATACCGGAGCTGCTGGCACCACAGGGGCGAATGAAGCCACGGGTGGTGGCTATGCGCGGGAGCAGACGTCGTGGACATCAGGCTCCACGGGCACCAACACCGGTGACGAGGTGGAGATTTCCGTCGCCGCTGGCACCTACGTGGAGGGCGGCATCTGGTCGGCCAGCTCGTCGGGCACCTTCGTCGGTTCGGAAGCTTTCGACGACGGTGACGTGGAGGTGTCCGGTTCGGGGGCGAGCATCTCGGTGACGCCGCGCATAGTCGCCTGAAATCCTGGATAGGGGAACTGTTTTGAACATCAAAACTGATCATCAGATCGTCGCGTTCGGCAACGACATGATGGGTTTGTTTGACCGTGACGGCACGCTGATTGTGCAGGCAGCCCGCGTGGTTGGCGGGTGGGAGGTCACCGCCGAGGGGCGGCCCCCGGCCACTGTTGTGGACAGGTCTTCGGCGATCACTGAAATGATCAACACTGCTTTGGCGGTGCTGCCGGGTGATGGCTATTCGTGTCTGGTGCCGAGAGGTTTACGGGCGCAACCCTAGAGGAGGGATGATGGCTTACACGAAGCAAACGTGGGAGAACGTTCCCTCAACGAACACCCCGTTGTCGGCAGATCGACTCAACCACATCGAGGACGGCATTGAAGACGCCCACGAAGGGTTGGACGACAAAGCCGACGCTGTGCATACGCATGTGTTGAGTGATGTCACGGATGTGGTGGCAACGGCCGATGAGGTGAACGTTCTCGCCGGTATCACCGCCACCACAACCGAACTGAACACCCTTGATGGTGTGACATCGAACGTTCAAACCCAGTTGGACGGTAAAGCCTCGACGTCGCATGCTCATTCGGCGGGCGATATCACATCTGGCACGTTGAACATTGCGCGTATCCCTGTGGGTAACAGTGGTTCCACGGTGTGTGCGGGTAATGATTCGCGGTTGTCGGATCAGCGGACCCCTTCGGATGGTTCGGTGTCGACGGCGAAGATTCAAGACGGTGCGATTACGAACGCGAAGGTTGCTACCAGCGCGGCTATCGCAGCGTCGAAACTGTCCAGCAATGTGCAGGCTTCGCTGTCGAAGGCTGACGAGTCGGTGCAAAAGTCTGGTAGTGCAACAGGATTGTGGATGGGCACAACCCTTCCTGGTACCGGCACTGCGGGTGTGTTGTATGTGGTGGTGCCGTGAAAGTTTGGAACGGCTCAGCGTTCGTCGACCCGTCCGGGTTCAAGGTGTGGAACGGGACAGCATTCGTCAATGCTGAGTTGTACACGTGGAACGGCACAAGTTACGACAAAGTGTGGCCCACGTTCACACCGTTCACGTTGGAGAACGTCAACCTTACCGACGAACCGGTCCCGGATGGCGCATCCGGCTGCTACATCACCCTTGGTGGCGCCGGAGGCGGTGGCGGCTCTGGCCGCCGGTCCAACTCCGGCTACCGCTATGGCGGCGGTGGCGGCGGCGGAGGCGCGTTCATCGCACGCGTATGGATACCGAGAGCATCACTCGGCTCTACATACTCGATTACCCGAGGACTCAGAGGTCTCGGCGGTGCCAGGGCTTCTTCTTCAAGCAATGGTCGCGACGGAACTCCCGGTGGTGCGTCCACGTTCAGCTCTGGCAGCGTCTCATTATCGGCGGGCGGCGGACAAGCCGGTGAGATGGGCACCAATTCTTCTGGCAGCGGCGATGGCGGCAGCGGGGGAACGGCAATCATTTCAGGAGTGTCCGCAACGGGATATACCGGCGGCAACGGCGGCAACGGCGGCAGCAGCCCAACTAGCGGGCAGAGCCGCACGAACGGCGCGGGCGCTGGAGGCGGCGGCGCTGGTGGCTTGCTCTCCAATGACAACAGCTTCAACTCGGCAAGCGCAGGCACCAGCAGCGGGCCGGCCGGGAATGGTGGTAACGGGTCTCGCGGCAGCATAAACACCGGGGGTACTGACGCTGGCGACGGTGGAGACGGCTACAACAAGATCGAGTGGGTTTAGCGGCGACCATCCCTGATCTGATACACCCTGGCCCGGGTAACACCTAAAGCATCAGCTATCTCGGCAGCGGTGGCACGCCCCTCATGAAGTACTTGCCGTACTCGTTCGGTGAGTTCCGCGTCGAGTTGTTCAACGGTGTCGAGCGCGGCTACGCGGCGGGCGCGGTTTTCGAGCAGCCAGGCTTTGAGGTCGTCGTCCACAACAAAATCGTAGCACTGCTTGACATGAAAGCGACGCTTCTATAAATTGGGCCTATCGAAAAGACACCGCTCGGCGGGGCAAAAGGCCTGAGAAACCAACCCCGCCGAGCGGCCCACCCCCAACAGGAGGCCAACCCATGCTACGCAACACCATCGCAACCATCACAGCCGCCCTCACCCTCGCACTCCTCACACCCGCCGTCGCAGACGCCGCACCCAAACACTGCGACAACCACGGCACCGGCCACGGCATGATCTACAAACACGCCTGCGCCACCGGCTCCGGTGGGGCGGGGGCTGACTGGCAGATGGTGAAGAACGCGGACGGCACCCCGAAGACCGTCATGAAAGACGGCAAGCCACACAAGCTGTACAAGTGCAAGCGGCACTGCGGCGGTGGACGCTACGCCAAAACCACCACGGATCCCTGGTGACCGGCCATGAACAGGATCCACATCTCCAGCCGCGGCCCCGCCGGCTGGAACGCCACCATCCTCTTCACCGCAGGAACCGTCCTCACCGTAGCTGACGACCAAGGCCGCAAACACCTCATCGACACCTCCCGCGTCACGGTCAGGAGACTGTCATGACCAAACGAGTAGCGGGGGCGATCGGAACCGGACTCCTCGGCGGTGTCGCCCTCACCGGACTCATCTCGTGGATGTTCGCCACAGGACATCCAGCGATCGACTTCTTCATCGAACGCGACACCCTGTTCTACTTCTAAACCCACCCCAGAAAAAGCCCCGCCACCCACTTGGGTGCGCGGGGTTTTTCTATGCCCGAAAGGAACCCCGGACATGGACCGTCTCGGAATCATCCTGCTCAAACTGCTCGGACCGCTCGCCGACAGGATCGCTGACCGAATCGCCGACAGGATCACCGAGAACCTGCCCGACCTATCCGATTTGGATGATCAGATCGTCGCGAAACTCCCCGACCTGACCAACCTTCCAGAACAGGTCATCAACATCATCGGCCGGCTGCCGAGATTCCCGTTCCTGCTGGGCGGCAAGCCATGAAGGTCACCTACCGCGGCATGGAGATCGAACTCGAACTGCGCGTCGGGTTCACAGTGCACAACCAGGACGGCTCGTCCTACATCCAGGTCCACGTCACGCCGACGTCAATCACAGGCGGCGGTCCGGACGGCGACGGCGGCGAACCCCTACCGATCGAGAGGGCGGCATGAGCTTCACCTGGTTCCGACCCGAAGGCCCGCTACGCACCCGCGAACAAGTCGCCCGCGAAGTCCACGCCGTCTCCCTAGCCCGTGGCCTCGATGAACTCGCCACTGTCATTGCCCTGATGACCATCTCCACCGAGGTCGGTACCGGAACTGGCGATGACCGCAAGTGGTGGTGCCCCGCCAACGACCGCGTGCCCGCCACGAAGAACTACCCCCACGACTCCCGCAGTGACGACAACCGCTCATCGGGCTACTTCCAGCAGCAACCAGGACCCAACGGCGAACCCTGGTGGGGCACACCCGAAAACATGATGACCCTGCCACAAGCAGCCAACACGTTCCTCGAACGACTCTCCGACGACTACAGGCGCGCCGCCAACAACCCCAGGTTGGCCGGCGAGTTCGCGCAACGAGTCCAGCAATCCGAATTCCCTGACCGCTACGCCGACAAATGGGACGAAGCCTGGTCGGTGCTGCGACGTGCACTCGGATCACAACCGCCTACCACACCGGAGGTTCCCATGCCCGAAAACCGCCCGCCGTACAACGAATTTCCCATCTGGTCGGAGAACCACTACAACACCAAACGCGCCGCCAACGACATCGACGCCTTCCTGCTGCACACCAGTGAGGGATTCGTCGGCCGCGACGACGCCGCCGAAGCCCTATCGCTGTGGTACCAGCCCAGATCCCGCCAGGTGGCCTACCACTACGCCGTCTCCCAGGCCTCCGACGGTGGTGTGACCGTCGTGGACAATGTTGACACCGACTACGCCTCCTGGTCTGCGCTATCCGCCAACGGCCGCAGCATCAACCTCTGCTTCGCAGGCACCCGCGCCGCATGGTCGCGCAACGAGTGGCTCGGCAAGTTCGGAAACGCCATCGACGTTGCCGCGTACCTCGCCGTGCAGGACTGCAAGAAGTACAACATCCCCACCAAGGTCATTGCGCCGCCGTACACTGGCCGACTCCCCGGAATCACCGATCACCGGTATGTCACCCAGATACTCAAGGACGGCACTCACACCGACGTCGGCGACGGATTCCCGTGGGACTACTTCACCGAACGCGTCAACCACTGGGCGGCTGGCGACAAGACCGAACCTGAACCGCCGAAGGTGAAACGCTTCCCGGACGACTGGACCGATCGCGAACTCGGCGTGGAGACCTTGCGTCAGCAGCGCGGCTACACCCTGAACGGCTGGCCGCAGCTCGGCGGCCGCACAGTGGTGGACGTACTTGGCGCGATCGGCGAAAAGCTCGGCGTCGAAGGCTGCTACGACGTCAAGGACAAATCCTGATGCGCATCGACGGGCAGTACGTTGGCCTCGGGCTCGGTGACAGCTCCGACGAGATCCGCAAGATCAAGGCGTTCATGCGGCGCAAGTTCGCTTCCTACGCGGGCGATTTGGCTGATACCCCGCTCTATGACGAGGCCATGACGGCGGCAGTCGCCGAAATGCAAGCCAGATATAGCGCTGCCGGACAGTTGCGCGCGGGGTTGTACATCCCGGGGATTGTAGGGGCCGAAACCAAGTACGTCATGGGCTACCTACCGCGCCCCGTCGTGGATACCCGGCCCGTGCTGATCACCGTGTGCGGCACCGGTGTTCCCTGGTGGATCGGCCCCGACGCCGACACCGCCCGCGCCGTCGAAGACAAATACCTGTGGCAACCCATCGGCTACCCAGCAGCACCATTCCCGATGGGCAAATCCATCACCGCTGCCATCACCGAAGCTCACAACCAAGCTAACCGGTGGCGTGAACGCATCGAAACCCACGGCGCTGCCCTAGCTGGCTATTCCCAAGGCGCGGTAGTGGTTTCCGAACTGTGGATGAACCACATCGCACCCGAAACCGGCTCCCTGCATTGGATGAAACCGCACATCGAGAAAGCCGTGACGTGGGGCAACCCGAACCGCGAACTCGGTCACGTGTGGGCCGATCACGGCGGCTCCCCAATGGCCCCATCCAACACCCAAGGCGTCTCATCGAACGGCATGCGCGACACCCCGCCGTGGTGGCGCGACTACGCACACCAAGGCGACCTGTACGCCTGCACCGAACCCGGTGACACACAAGAGGTCCGCAACGCCATATGGCAGATCGTGCGCGACCTGGACCTGTTCACCGGACCCGATTCGCTACTCGCCCAAGTGGTCGAACTTGTGCAGGCACCGCTACCGGAGGCGATCGCGATCACCAAGGCACTGTTGGACGCCGGCATGTTCTTCGCGAAACGCACCGGCCCGCACGTGGACTACAACGTCCAGCCCGCCATCGACTACCTACGCACATAACGGGAGGACCACCTGATGTTGACACGTTCGTTTTGGATCGACGCCGCCGAACGCGCGGCCCGCACGTTCGCCCAAACCGCGATCGCCACCCTCGGCGCCGGGGCAGTCGACCTGATGACCACCGACTGGATATCGGTGCTGTCCGTGTCCGGCGGCGCGGCCGTCGTATCACTGCTGATGTCGATCGGCGCCGAACGCCGCGGAAACCACGGAACGGCGTCGGCCACTAGAGCGGTCACCGCCGCATGATCTGGGAATCGGTGCGCGAAGCGGTGAACGCGGCGTACCAGCCTGACGACGGTATCGACCTGATAGGACTGCTCATCATCGGTTTACCTTCCACTATCGCAGCGATCGGCACAGGAATTGTTGGTGTGCTCACCGTGCGAGGCCAACGCAAAGGCCGGGAGCGCGCACGCCAGATCGACGCGAAAACCGATGAGATTCACGAGCAGACCGTCAACACCCATGACACCAACATGCGTGACGACCTCGACGAGATACGCGATCTGGTGCGCGACGGCTTCAAACAGATCCAACGGGACATTAGCGGACTGCGGGAGGAGCTGCGAACCGAACGACTGGAACGAATCGAAGGCGACAAACGCCGCGACCGGTAACCACCAGGAAAGAAGGGCGCACGAATGTCACTACTGGCCGATCTCGCGGGCCTGCAACCCCGCACATGCCCCGCATGCGACTGGGCGGGCGCCCGGTCGAAACAGGAACGCGCAGAGATAAACACGGCGGTGGAGTCCGCCAAACGCGGCGAGGTTCAGTTCACCGACGTATTGCGGGTCCTCATCAAACACGGCATGCCCGACATGAATCCGCAATCGTGGCGGCACCACGCAAGGAACCATCATGTCCCTGACTAGCGACCTACGTCAGGTCCGCATATCCGAGGGTGTGCGCAACAAAATTCTGATCCTCGACGTCGAACGGCTCCCCGGCATCACCGAACAATACTGGTGGGGCAGGGGAGACCTGAAGAACCGGTATGTGCAGTACGAGACGGTGACCCGCATGCCGCGCACCACGATTGTGTGCGCCAAGTGGTATGACCAGCCCGAGGTTATCCAGCTCGCCGAATGGGACAAAGGTGGACGCAAACGGTTCCTGCGGCGCGTCCACAACCTGCTATCCCAAGCGGATATCGTTGTCGGCCACTACATCGACGAAGCTGACGTGCCGTGGCTGAAGGGTGATCTGCATTTGGAGGCCGGGTTACCTCCGCTGCCTCCGTTCAAAACCGTTGACACGTTGAAGGTGCTGCGCCGCGAGTTCAAATCCGGTGCCCCATTCAAAGGTTTGGACGCGTTCTGTCAGATCGTTGGCCTGCCCGCCAAAACTGACCGCTACGACCGGGGCGCGATGGAACGCGCCGTGACAGGGAAGAGCGTTGAGGATCGGGAACGCTTGGTGTCGTACTGCGCTGGCGATGTGGTAGCCACGCAGGGGTTGTACGACTTCCTGCGGCCACACATCAAAAACCATCCCGCACTGTTCGTTGACGGCGAGGACAAGCTGATGGTGTGTAACCGGTGCGGTGGTGAAACTGTGGTGATCCCGCGGCGGTACGTGGCGAATGTGTTGACGTACACGATGCGCCGCTGCACCAACTGCGGGGCGCATTCACGACTGTCCATCGAGCCGGAACGCATGAGCGCTGTGAGAGGGGTCTGACCAATGAACGTTCGAGTGTGCACGTTTCTGGACCACAGTGTGACGGTGGGCTTCCTGTGGGACGCGCTCAAAACGTGGGTGCGACTGTGAAGCCGGCCGATCCTGTCCGGGCTGCGATCCAAGAGAGTTTGGATGCGCAGGGCGAAGGCTGGCAGGTCGCGCACTACGTTGTGGTCGCCGGCTTGGAGCGGATCACCGGTGACCGGATGGACCTGGGTGCGACGACGGTGATCACACCGGTAGGGCAGCCGGGGTATGTCACGGACGGTTTGGTGAATCGTTACTGGGACGAATCGGATGATGAGTGATCCGCAGTTGGAGTTGTGGCGGTCGGTGTGGCTGGCTGTCGTCGCGGGGATGATCGTCGCGCTGCTGGTTCACGTCTTGGCTTAATCCACGCCTCGTGAAGCATCAGGCTTCAGGAGGCGTCTCACTCAGCATGGCTATGTGGGGGTGTGGGTGTTGCTGTTGTTGGTTGCGTGCGGCGCACTCCTCGCCTACGCGGTCCTGTCATGAGGTGGGAGTAGAATCCGCATCATGTTCATGAAAGGCCAACTGGTCACAGTCCGCAACGGAGACGTCGAGTACACCGGCCGCGTCGCTGAGGACACCCCGATCATGTCGCCCGTCCAGACGTTGAAACTGGAGGACGATCCGACCATGCTGCTGGAGCGCCATCAGAAGCGGATCGCGGACCTGATCGATACAGCTGAAGCGATCTGGTCTAACAAGTTCTAGCGGAAACCTGTTGGCCTCGCGTAGTATTGATGGCCTGGACAACGGCAACTGTCTTACGAGGGCCGCCCCGCTTGCACAACTCTCCAGTGCAAGCGGGGCGGCTTTCTTCATGTCTACGGTCGGTTCAACAAGGCGTCCATGAACTCGTCAATGACGTCCATCAACACGAACGTCACCATGAGGAACGGCGCTATCCACGTGGCGATCGATGCGTAATACAACACGCGCCCCACTGTGTGCATGGGTTCTTCGTCGCTGCCGAGCATCTCGTCGAATCGTGATTCGTACCAAGCGAGGACACTCATCGGCTTGCTTCTTCCCATCGTTTCATGAACCTGCCCGCTAACCGGTACACCGTGTTCGCCGCTTCAGGAGACGTCGTATCGGAAATCTCCCATACGAGCCCATACATCCCCATAGTCCTCATCAGTCCGCCTCAAACTCTTCGAAACTGAGTCCGCTGAGGATGTCTGCGGCACGGTGGGTCAGATATTCGGATGTGTGCGGGTGATCCATGCGCATTTTGTCGACAGTGGCCACGATGCGGTCAAGCGCGTACTGGGCACCGGCAGTGAATGCTTCTCCCGCGACATAAAACTGGTAGAGGTATTCGCCGAGGGCGGAGTGCTTGGGGTTTCGGGCAGCTCTGTATCGTGCGGAGGCATCCATGTTTGGGCATGTGTGGTGCACTGGGGGAAGGGTGTCGATCACTGTCTCCCCGTCTTTGAACGGTTGACCGCACCGGCCGCAACGATCATCGGTGTTCATCAGTTGCACATCTCGCATCCGTGGCCGGTCGGGTAGGTGGTTGATTCGCCTATGTGGCTCAGGTTCCGACTGCCAGTGGGCTGCGTCAACGCGACCTCAACAGAGCCGCAAGCGGTGCACATGCCGTAGGCGGCTTCATCGTTGAGAGCCATGGTCATTGCTCCTTGAGCCATCGTTGGATTGTGTTGGTTGATTTCCCGGTCAAGACGGCTATCTCCCGGACAGAACCACCAGCAGCCGACGCCGCACGCACAGCCGCCCGCAACACCGCATCCACCTGACGGCGCTTCCGGTCCAACTCCCGCACCGCCTTCTCATGAGCCGACGTGGCTTTCAACAGTTGCGAGCGTTCCGGTTCCGGAACAACACCAAGAGCCCGCGCCACCTACTGCTCCACGTTCGCGGAAGCGGTCTTCAGTCCGAGCGCCTGGTAGATGTCCCCGATGGGCCAGTCAGGTTCATACGTTGCGGTCCACGAGCCCATGTGCACGTTGACGAAGATTCCGAAGTCTCCGTTGCCGCACTTGCGGTGGATGCTGATGACGCGGCTTGGGTCGACCCACATGTCGGTGCCGATCTGAACTAGTGCCATACACCAATCGTATCACCCACTGCGACGATTGATAGGGTCAAACAAGGCTCAGTTCGGGTACGTATCTACTAGATTTCCGCTGGCTCGTACTCCCCGAACACTCCGCGAGCACGCGGCCATCAAGCGGCAGGTTTCTTGCTGATGCGGTACCCAAGAGAATCGGCCCACTGCCGCAGCAGCGCGACCTGACCTTCTTCGGTGTGGTGAGAACCCGTATACCAGCCCGTGTAGACGCGGGTCGAAAAGTTCTGACCGGCAGCTATCAACTGAGTTGCATCGGCATGCTCAGGAGTATGGACGGTGATTCCCCACAGTCCTGTTACTGGTTCGACGTGGCCGTCATAGATGCCCTCGTTGAGGATGCGAAAGAAACGCTCTGGATTCTTCTCGTAGTCACGAAGGTTGTCGTTGCAGATGGTGATGGCGGTGTTGAAACCCATACCTCAATCGTAGCACCGATCGCGACGATTGATAGGTGGTCAGGACACCCCATTCACACGTTGGCTGGCTTGTACTCCCCGTACACCCCACGCGGAGTACGACGGCGCGACGACATGGAGGACCGGTTTATGCCCACGGTGGGAGTGAAATCCCCTCTAGGGTTACCTTTAGGGTGATCCCCTCCGAGGCTTATGGCCTCTGACCTGTGCGCCGTGAGGGTTTCGAACCCCCGACCCGCTGATTAAGAGTCAGCGGTTGATAGGCTGCATACCAGGAGAAACGTTGTCAAACCCGCAGGTAGACCCCCGATACTGCGCAATTCTGCGTAATGCTGCGCAGCACCGTAGGGTGAACCGTAGGGTGACCCCCTGGGAGGGAAAACGATGGCAACTAAGAAACGCAGAACCCGCGGAGACGGAGCGTTCTTCCAACGCGCCGACGGCAAATGGATGGGACGAGTAGAACTACCCCCCGACCGCAACGGCAACCGCCGCTACAAATGGGTGTCCTCCGTGGACCGCAACACCGCCATGGCCAAACTCAAACAACTCCGCCGCGACGTCGAAGAGGGCCGCATCGCCACCACCTCATCCACAACTGTGGAGAAGTGGATGCTGCACTGGATCGACAACATCCACGCCAAACGTAAAGTCCGCCCCGGCGTCCTCAACGACTACCGGGCCGCCATCCACAACCACATCAACCCGATCCTCGGCGCGAAACGCATCGACAAACTCACCCCGCAGCATGTGCGGGACCTGCACTCCGAGATCGGGGCCTCCCGCACCGCCGAGCTGGTCCATGTCATCGTCCAGAAAGCCTTGGACGATGCGGTAGCGGAGGGTGTGGCGACCAGGAATGTGGCCGCATTGGTCGACAAGCCCGAGTACCGGAAGAAGAAACGCAACGGCTTCCCGGCGGACGTGGCGCAGCACATCATTCACACCGCGTTCCAGGTGTGCGACGAACCGGATGCGGTGCGGATCGCCGCCGGTTTCCTGACGGGCGCCCGCCGTGGGGAACTCCTCGGCCTGCGCTGGCCCTACGTCGACAACCCCGCTCAGGGATGGATCACCATCGCTTGGCAGTTGCAATCGGAAACCCGCGTCCACGGCTGTGGGGATCCTCTACCCGAACCGTCACCGCTGTCCCGGCCCGACCGTATGCCCAAAAAACCCCCGTACTGGCCTTGCGGGAAGACACGGGCATGGGCATGCCCGCAGTCCCGGTGGGACCTGCCGGCGCATTTCGAGTATCAGGAATGTGAGGGGTCGTTGTTGTTCACCCGGCCGAAGACGGACGCTGGTTGGCGTGAGGTGCCGTTGTTGCCGCCGTTGTATGTGGCGATGCAGAAACTCCGCGCCGACAATCCGCATGACTTGGTGTGGCACAAGGAGGGGAAGCCGATCGATCCCCGTTCGGACTACGACGTGTGGCGTGGCGTGTTCCGCGCTGCTGGGGTGATCGGTCCAACCGAGTCGTTGCCGCCGCACAACTCGCGGCACACCACCTCGACATTGCTGCGCGCAGCGGGTGTGGATGAGCAAACGCGTATGGAGATCTTGGGTCATGCGAGTGTGGATGCGCAGCGGATCTATGCGCATGCGGACCGGGCGAGGCATCTGGAGGCCATGCAGGGGCTGTCCGAACTGCTCCCATCGACGTTTGCGTAGGCGACCGACTGTAAATGCGCCCTGCCGAGGGATTCACCATCCCCGGCAGGGCGCTTTTTTTGCGTTCTGGCGGGGAGTAGTCAATCCGTCATGGTCCAAGTTCCGCAGCCGCTCGTGCGGAACACGATCCGATGATCCCCGTTGATTGTGCCGGTCCACGACGCGACACCATCGGGTTGGATGTTCGCGCGTACGGTGCCGGATGGTGCTTCACCTTCGCGGAGCGTTTCGCCGCCGCGGTAGTCGGCGATGCTGACGACCGCCCACGTGCAGCCGGGGGAGCTGGGTGGGATGGTGGCGGTGTAGGTGCCCCAGTCGTATCCGTCTGCGCCGCCCATGTTGTGGGTGCCGTCGCCGGGGATGGTGCGGTACGGGTTGGGCCGTGTTAGTGGTGGTGGTTGGTGTGGTGGTTTGTGATGCGCTTCTGTCGTCGTCGTCGTTGTTGTTGCGTGCGGAGACGATGCCTACGACGGCGAGCACAGCGAGCGCGGTGACCATCACCTTCCCTGGTGACACTGCGCGATCATTGGTGGTCATCTGGTAGTAGGTCTTTCTGTGTTGGTGGCTAACTTTCGCGCACTGGCGTTATCTGATCGTGACATTCCCATGTTTGGGCTTCCTGTGTCGATTTTGGCAATGATCCGTTAGCGTCTACGCATCCGGTTGCGAGGGGTGACCGGTGCTGGTGATTTCGGTAGGTGCAGCACATGTTTGATGACGAACTCGACACTCTGCTGGTGCGGATTCTGAACGCGATGGACGAGTGTCCGCCAACAACATGGACGTTGCGTCGGGCACGTCTAGTCCTTGCGGCGTTGACGTGCCCGGACGCTCCTGGCGATGTGGTCACGAATCTCCGCCCCAACTGTTTCGCCGGCCCGAGGTTGGCGCGGATGCGTCGTGTCACTGGTCGCGGCGTCTAGGTCGCCCTCCTGGTCTTGACGCGCTTCGCGCGGTGTTCGCGTCGTCTGCGCAGTTTCCATGACATCTCTTGCCTCCTTTAGTCGTCGCCGGACTTCGGCGAGAAGTTCGTCGTCTGAGTAGCGGACTATCGCCGGCTCGGGTAGCGGCGGTGGAATATCTGACTGTTGAAATCCGGCTATCGCCAGAGCTTCGTTGACATCCCATTGGACAGCTCGGGCAGCGGCGGCCACGGTGGATGCGGTCGTTCCGATTGGGATCAGTGTCCCTTTGTTGATCTGCCACCCCGTTTCCAGTTGCTTCCACCGTCCTGCGCTGACGGCGGGCTTGTCGCTGCCTGGTGGCGTTGTGCGCCGTGAGGCTTCGCGCTGAGATAGCCCGACGCGCTCTCTGTGCCGCTTGAGTTCTGGCCCGAATGGCCAGTCTTCGCGGTGTTCCTTGTTCTCGTTCACGCCTACATGTTCGCGTGCAAACAGGTGCAAAGTCCACTGCTTGCACAACCCTGATTCTTTGCAGTTACGCGCTTGTAGTTTTCGAACATTGCAGGTCACAGCATTGTTGGCGCGAACTGCGCGCGAACTCTTGCGGTTTGCACTTGTTCGCAGTACAGTTGGCGGCATGGTCAAACAGTCCTACGGGGTGTGGCAGGAACTCCGGGTCATCCGTGAGCGCACAGGTTGGTCATCCGCCGAACTGTCCCGCGAAAGCGGAATCTCTGCCCCTTACCTCTCCCAGCTTGAGAACGGTGACCGGTGGCCGAACGCCACCGTCACCAAGAAGCTCGCCGTCGCGCTCAAGGTTCCCGTCTCCGTATTGGAGCGGCCAGCAGAGCAGAAAAACCCCGCCGCATAAAAAGGCCCCCACCTGTGTGGAGCAGGTGAGGGCAGAGACAACGAGGAAGAAGCTCGAATGTCTGAACTACAGCGTATCAACCGGGGCGTCTGCCCCACTCCCGGCAAGAAGCAGTACCGCTCTCAAGCCGAAGCGAACCGGTGGCAGCGACAGAAGTACGCCGGCCACGGCAACCGCAAGGAACGCCTCTACGCCTACCAGTGCCCGAGCGGTGAGCACTGGCATCTGACCCACCACACACCCGAGGTGCAGCAGACCGTGTTCGACAAAACCACCGGACAACCAGGACTCGTCCCCACATCGAACGCGTTCGAGGGCCACAACGTGCGGCACGTGTTCACCGATCAGCCCTACTGGGTTGCCAAGGACGTGTGCGAGGCCGCGGGGATTTCGAAGTACCGCGACGCGATCGTCCAACTGGACGACGACGAAAGGGTGTACCTGTTCGTGGACACCCCTGGCGGACCGCAACGCATGGTCGCGGTCACCGAGGCAGGTGTGTGGTCACTGCTCATGATCAGCCGGTCGCCGAAGGTGAAGCCGTTCAAGCGGTGGATGACGCATGAGGTGTTGCCGTCGATCCGCAAGACCGGCGGGTATTCCGCTGTCGATACGAATATTGCGCTTCCTGACCGCAAGACTCTTGCCCAGTGGGTGGTTGAGGCGGAGACCCGCGCCGAGCTGGCTGAGGCGAAGGCGTTGGAGTTGTCAGTTCCTGCGTCGGCGTGGAATGAGTTGGCCGAGGCATCGGGTGACTACTCGGTGTCGGATGCGTCGAAGGTGCTGTCCCGCGACCCGGCGGTGAACATCAAGGAACGCGCTCTGTTCCAGTACATGTCGAGCATCGGTTGGGTTTTCAAGCGGCAGGGCCGTTGGAAGGCGTACCGCGATCAGTTGGAGACGGGTCGTCTCGCGGAGAAAGTTGCGAAGCCGTTTTGGCATGAATCTCGCGGTGAGTGGGTGAATGGTGAGCCCACGGTGCGGATCACGCCGAAGGGTTTGGCGGAGTTGCATAAGCGTCTCGGTGGTACCGGTCAGCTCGCGTTGGCGGCCGTGTCATGAGCTTCTCTTTCTATGCAGAGCCCACCCAGATCCTCAAGAGAGGCCATGGTGGTGTGACCGTAGGACTCGGGGAAAACAACGGATCCGAATTGGCCTACTTGCACGTCGGTGATGGATACCGCAATGGTGACGTTCTCCTGGACGCCGATGAACTCACGGATCTGATCGACCAGCTGACCATCATCCGCAACGCGATGAGGGAAACGCGATGACGTTTCATTCACGCCCGAGGCCGGCCATTCAGCATTTCCCGAAGCCGAAGAAGCCTTTGTTCCAGTCGAAACCTAAGGATGCGAAATGAGCACTCCCAGATGGGCCACGTTCAAAGAGGCCGCGTCATACCTCCGCTTGAAATCAGACGTGCTGATACGGGAAGCGGTCAAAAACGATGGGTTGAAGGCTTATCCGATCGGTAACGGTCGGGAGGCGCGTGTTGACCTGAATGAGGTTGATGAGTGGATGAAGTCGCGTAGCTATGAGCCGAGGTCCGCGTGAGTACTGAGTTGCAGAGGTATGTCGCAAGTTTGGACGTGTCCGCATGAGTGATGTGGTTGAGCGGGCCAAGAGATCGCTGAACATCTACGAGTACTGCAGAGCGGCTGGCGTTGAGATGGGTGCGTATCCCGACAATCTCGTGCGGGAGCTGGTCGCCGAGGTTGAGCGGCTGCGGGCAGAGAAGCTTGGGCTGGAAATCTCGGAATCCAATCTGCTTGTCGAGCTACGCAACGAGGTTGAGCGTCTGCGTCCCAGGGTGATTGAGACCGTCGAACAACTCGACGCGCTGCCGGAAGGTTCGATCGTCGAGGCAGTTATAGGCGTGCCCGAAGTCAAGTGGGATGGCTGCTGGTATGCGATGACGGCAGATGCATTCGAGCCTGACCTTCCGGCCCACGTGCTTTACATCCCGGAGGTCGGCAAGTGAGTACGTCTGCTCCTAAGCATCGGAGTGTGTGTCAACTGTCGGGTGAAGTGACTCGTCCGTCTGGGTTGTGGAAAGCGTTGGCGGAGTTCGACGCGAGGCAGATGCGTGAGGCTGCGGAGTTGGAGGCGTTGCGTGAAGAAAACGCCCGCCTGCGGTGCCGGCTACAAGAACTAGGAGAACCAGCATGATCATTGCCAGCGTCATCGTGGGATATCTGGCCGTCGGGCTTGTGTTGAGCCGTCTGGGATGGAAATCGGGAAGGGCGCATGAGGTCGCCGCGAGCATTGAGGACGAACCGTTTTCTCCTGAGGTTCTGACGTTCGCCATGGTGTTCCTTTGGCCGATCGCTGCGGTTGCGAAGGCGATTGGCGCGTTCGTACGGGCCTTTTACGGGGAGGCCGGGAAGTGAACCAAAGCGCGAATCGGCAGGTGATTCGGCAGATTGAAAAGTTCCTCGAAGACGGGGACAGGAACAGGCTGACTGTTGCCCTTGCCATTCTCGATTTGGAAGAGCGTGGCGAGAGCGCTGGATCCGAGCCGATCGGCCAGTGGAGTGTCCAGATCAAGCCGGGATGTGAATCCCACGTGAGGCTTGCTCTGACCGATGTCTACCCAGATGGCGTGAACGAAATTGAGGGGTTTCTTGATCCCGATACTGCGCGGCGTTTGGCTGCGGAGCTTGTGGACCACGCCACGTGGTGTCAGGAGTGGATTTCGGGGATGCATCGAGATGAGGGAGACCATCGTGAGTGATCCAGCGGTAGAAGCCGCAGCGCGTGCGTGGGAATGGTATCCCGTTCCAAAAGACATTCCGCTGGTTGTTCGCTCTGTCCCTCTCGCCGCTGCCCGCGAGGCGTTGAAGCCGATCCGGCACAAGCACCGCCCTGTGGCCTACGTCAATCGCCAGACATGCTGCGTTACATGCTTTGACGAAAACGGGAAGCCGCATCTTTGGCCTTGTGAAACCGCCAAGCTGATTTACACCTCTGAGGAGCTTCAGTGAATCTTGTTGAGCGTTTGAATGCCAGGTTTAACAACGTGATTCATGACGGACTCGCCTTGGTGGGTGCTGTGGTGGATCCGTGGTTGGCGAGGTTGGAGCGGCAGGCCATGTCGAATGCGTTGGGTCGGGATTTCGGCCTGGACTACGGGGATGTTCTTGTGGCTGTGGAGGCTGAAGTGGAAGTCCACGAGCCTCGTTCTTCTGCCGAACGTCGGGTTTCGGCAGACCAGTCACCCGTCTCGGTGGGTGACATTGGTCCCGGCGCGGGCATGGTTCCCCCGCCCCCCGCGCCGGGACCCTCCAACGGCTGGGACGAACTGCACAAGCAGGTAGGGCCGAACTCGCCAAAGTGGATACACGACGCCATCGACTCCACCAAGCAGTACTGCCGCGGCGTCGCCCGCGAATTTCTCGATGATGACGAGTTCATGGAGTTGGGGGAGTTCCTGGACACCGCCACTGCGGAAGAACTCGCCGCGATCCGACAGCACACCGAAGTCAGCCGCGCGGACCTGGAGTTGCACCTGAGGTGGTACACGACAGCGCCCGGCGCCTACGGGGTCAGCCCCGAAATGGTCGCCCAATCACTGCTGGACAGCTACCGCATCACCCCGAGATAGATCAACCCATCCAAACAAAGAAAAGGGACCCCCGATGTCCATTGATCTTGACCGCATCACCCACCCCCTGCGCCTCGCACAAGGCAGCCACCAACCCGGATCCGGGAAAGGTTGTGCGATGAACGTGATTTCGTACATCAACGGTGACACCAAAATCACTGACTACCCGGAATGCTCAGCACGCCCACTGGCCTCCCTGGTGCAGATGTGCAACGACCAACTTGCTGACCTGGACGGGTTCCTGTCACCCGAGGACAGTGTGCTGGTTTTGGATTTGGGTTGGCAGACCGTCGGTACCGCTGGCGTTTCGGATGCCATCCACGCGTTGTGGATTGCCGACATGTTGGATTCCCCGGAGTGGGGTGTTGTCCGGTTCGCTGATGAGGCTGGTGCGGTGGCGATTCGTGAGATCGCCGATTTGCATCGTCGGTCGGCGGCGGGTGAAGTGCCGTTCGCGTGGGCATCACGAACCGCCGCATGGAGCGCCGCACGAACCGCCGCAGAGAGCGCCGCAAGGAGCGCCGCACGGAGCGCCGCAGAGAGCGCCGCAAGGAGCGCCGCATGGAGCGCCGCAGGCGACGCAGAGACCGCCGCAGAGACCGCCGCAGAGAGCGCCGCACGGAGCGCCGCACGGAGCGCCGCACGGTACGCCGCATGGAGCGCCGCATGGAGCGCCGCACTCATCGAGTTCACGCGGCAGTCGATTACCCGGTGGCGCGAACTCGCCGACCTCGACCCTGAAACCGAGATCGACGCTGCGGATATCAATTCCGCTCTGGCGCGGATCCACGGCTGACGCAGGCGGGCCGCCGCCCCATTGCGCGGGACGACGGCCCTAACACCGGAAACAACACAACCAATGAAAGGCACTTCCGATGCTAGATCGAGATTCTAAACCCGCATGGTGGGACCACCACCAAACCAACTGGGCCGACCTGCCCGTCACCACCAACCCACCAATGGCTGACTTGAGCCATCTCCAAGAGTTCGAGGACCTGGCAGCGGCGGTCATGAGTGAACTGGACCGTGTCGGTGGCTGGCCGTTCATACCGCCGTGGCACTGGGAAACGGAGCCGACGATCTGGGAGCAGGTGAACGGCGACGCCGTCGTGGCGTTGTTGCGCGACTACCTCACGACAGGAGAAGCAGCATGAGGCGCAACGAGAAGTCCTGGCGCTACTGGTGGACGATGCCCCTGCTGATCGCTGCGGGCATCATCGGCCCCGGACTCGCCGCACCCGCAGCCCACGCAGATATCACGTCCGACGCGTTCGTGATGGCACTCGACTCCGAAGGCATCACCTACAGCTCCAAACCCGCCGCCATCAACGCCGGAAAAGCCGTATGCGACGTCCTCGACACCGGCTACACCATGTACGAAGCCTCAGTCTTCGTGTACAACAACTCCAACCTGAACCTGTATGACTCAGGGTATTTCGTGGGTGCCGCAACCGCATCGTTCTGCCCTGAACACCTGACCGGGACGGGGTGGGTGTGATGGCGAACTCCCCGTTCATCCAACTGGCAGAAGTCCACACCAGCGACTGGCGTTCCCGCGCGCTCTGCACCCACAAGGACGGCGACATTTGGTTCCTCAACGAATCCGGCCACTACACCAACGACGCCGCCCGCCGCATCTGCTGGACCTGCCCCGTCCAAGCGCCATGCCTCGAATTCGCGTTGCAACACAACGAGGCCGGCGTGTGGGGCGGCTTCTCAGAGAAGGAACGTGCCCGCATCAAGCGTGGTGAACTGCCCCCGGTGAAACCGGCACGGTTCACCGAGAAGGAATGCTTGCAGTGCGGTGAGGTGTTCGAGCCGGTCACCCGCAGGGCAAGGTTCTGCTCGCAGAAATGCAAGAAGCGTGCGGCGAATGCACTGCGGTCAGTGCCTTCCCGAAAGACCTGCAGCCACTGCGGTGGCGAGTTCATGGGCACGTATGCGAAGACCTGCTCGAATGAATGCCGACGGGCGCAGAGGTGGGGCGCGTGAGCATCGACTGGTTCGCCGTGGAATGCGCCGTGAACGGAACTCCCATGCGACTTAATACCGAAGAGCGCCGAATGCTGGTGCGGCGGCGCCCGAAACTCCCCGAAGTGGAGTTGGCGCGAAGGGCGCACTGCACGGTCCGCACCATCGAACGGGACAGGGCTGAACTGCCTGAAGCAAAGTTGCAATCCTGCCCGGTGTGCGGGGAGGACGCGTGGGTCACGACCGATGGCAACATGGAAGCCCACCCAGACAGGCTGTTTCAGGAATGCCCACTGTCGGAGACGGATTGGGAATCCCGTATCGCTGCAACAGTCATCTGGTTGTCTCGGCGTATCCGTAGCGGTGACTCCCTGCCCGTGTGGGCCTATCTGACAAGCCTCCCGGAAACCGAACGCACTCAACTGTTGATGGCTGCCCTTGCCGGTGTGCCAGATGTTGAGGACCCGTTCGCGTGGATCACAGAACTGGAGTCCGTTGCATGACCCTGCTCGATCTGTCGTTCATGCTCGCCGCAGCGGTGGAGGACAAGCATGCGTGGCGTGACCTGGCACGGTGCGCCGAAGTGGACCCCGAAGTGTTTTTCCCCGAGAAGGGTGGAAGCGCGAAGCCAGCTAAACGGATCTGCAGCCGGTGCGAGGTTCGGGTCGAATGCTTGGAGTTCGCGTTGGCGAACCGCGAGAACTACGGGGTGTTCGGGGGGTTGTCGGAGCGGGAACGGCGGCCTCTGCTCAAAGCGATCGATGGTGAGGATCAGGTGGCATGAGCAACGGGAACAGGCTCACCCCAGAGCAGGTGCAGACGATTCTGTTGATGACTCGTGAGGGGTGGTCCGCCAAGCATATTGGGGAAGTGGTGGGTTGTTCGGCTCGGACGGTGGTTCGGGTTCGGGCGGCTGGTGATGCCCGTTTGGCGTCGCCGGATCAGTTTGTTCCGTTGAGCCAGGAGCAGAAGGATTTCGCCCAATATTTGCTTGATGACGGCGCCCCTTATAACGAGGTTGCCCGCACGTTGGGGGTGAGCCGGACAACGGTCGAAAAGTATTTCCCTGGTTACGGGTGGTCGAAGAAGCAGGCTGCTGAGTTCAGAGCTCTGGTCAAGAAGTTCCGCTGGTTGGAGGCTTCGTGATGTGCGTGTGTGGCCATAACCGGTCCCGGCACCGCTACCAGTGGGACAAGTTCCGGGGACGGTGGGACACGGGTTGTGACGCCACCAACTACCACGGCCCGGCCGGGCATGAACGCTGCCACTGCTCCGAATATCGAGACAAGGACGAAAACTGATGGTTGTTGATACACGGGTGATTACCGCGAGGGATGACGCGAAAGCCGCCGCGGCTGCTCTTGATGACGCGAGGTGTGCTTTGCATGAGTTGTTGTCGGAGGGACCGCCACTGCCGTTCCTGGACCGTGAAGCGCTGGAGTTGAACCTGGATGTGGTGAGCAAGGCGTTGTCTCGGGTTGATGCGGTTATTGGTTCGTTGGATCGGTTGGCGGACAGGTGGACAGCATGAGCACCGAAACCCAAAACCTCACGTGGGAATGGTTCACCGGTTTTGTTGGCCCCGGTAGGTGGCGTGCGGTACTCCCCGGTGATCGGCGCAACGCGTGGATCAATCCGTCCGATGTGGCGGGTGATTTCCGTTGGTCTGTTGAGGACAACACGTGTGCGCGGGTTTTGGCGTGGGGGTATGAGGAAACGTTGGACGCCGCGATGGCCGCTGCCGCCGCTGCTGCTGCGGAGTATCGACTGAGGAAGGCTGCGCGATGAGCGAACCTGATGTGGAAGGACTTGCGAAGCTCCGGGAACCTTTCCCGCCGAACCAGATCGGGAAACTCCCCAAGGGCGGCATCACTCTCGACTTCCTTGGCCACGGCTACCTCACCGCCCGATTCCTGGACGTGGACCCACTGTGGACGTGGGAGCCGTTCGCCGTCGGGGACAACGGGCTACCACTGCTGGATGAGCATGGCGGGCTGTGGATCCGACTCACCCTGTGCGGTGTGACCCGCATCGGCTACGGCGACGCCGGCGGGAAGAAAGGCCCCAACGCCGTCAAAGAAGCCATCGGCGACGCACTCAGGAACGCGGGCATGCGGTTCGGCGCGGCTCTCGACTTGTGGTGCAAGGGAGACCCGGACGCCCCGGCACCGCCGGATCCTGCGGTGGCTGAACGCAACGCTCTGCTCCACGAGCTGGGAGATGCATGCGCAGCTCTGACGCTCGATGAGAAGACGGTGGCCGCCCAGTTCTACGGCAAGTACAAGGTGACCGCGAGGAACGCGAAACCTGCCCAGTTGCGGGAGTTCATTGACGACCTCATGGAGAACGGTGCCCCCGCATGAGCCGCAGGTATACGGGGTTCACCCCGGAAACCAAGGAACTGATCTGGACCCGCGCCCAAGGGCGGTGTGAACGCTGCAACGAGTACGCCTCAGACGCTACTGCACACCATCGCAGGCCCCGTGGTCTCGGCGGATCTCGCCGCGAAGACACCAACCTGGCGTCCAACGGGCTGTGGGCATGCGGTGCCTGTCATCGCTGGGCCGAGTCGTACCGGACACAAGCGTTCGCTGACGGGTGGCTTGTTCGCCAATCCCAGTCCCCCATCACTGTTCCCGTCCTCTACAGGGGCAACTGGGTGTTGCTCGACGACGACGGGTTTGCTTACCGAATCCCGGCGGAGGCAGCCCAATGACTCGCCTCCGCCGTACTCAAACCCGGAGACACCATCCACTGGCAGGTCCCATGATCACCGTTGTTTGCGCGGAATGCACCCGCACCCAAGGCAGCCCGGTCACCGCGGAATTCACGAACACTGATGAGGCGCGGGCGTTCATCCGCCGCCACCACGCCTTCGCCGACCACAGGGCACACGTTGAGGAGATTGCATGCTGACCCTTTTGGACATGTTCTGCGGGGCTGGCGGATCCAGCACCGGTGCCGTCCAGGTCCCCGGAATCGAAGTCCGGGTGGCGGCCAACCACTGGAAGCTGGCGGTGGAGACGCACGGGGCGAACCATCCAACGACGGACCACATTTGCGCGGACCTGTCGCAGATCGACCCCCGACTGTTCCCCAACACGGACATCCTGTGGGCATCCCCGTCGTGCACCAAACACTCCATCGCCCAAGGGTTGAAACGTCTCGACAAACAACCCGACCTGTTCGGAGAAACCCTCCCCGACGCGGCAGCCGAACGGTCCAGAGCCACCATGTGGGACGTCGTCCGGTTCTCCGAATACCACCACTACCAAGCAGTGATCGTCGAAAACGTCGTCGACGTCTACCACTGGCCACCATTCCAAGCGTGGCTGGCAGCGATGGACTCCATCGGCTACGCCCACCACATCGTGTACCTGAACTCGATGCACGCCCAAGTGTTCGGACCTGGTGCCCCGCAGTCACGTGACCGCATCTACATCGTGTTCTGGAGGCAGGGAAACACCGCCCCAGACCTGAAGCGGGTCACCCGACCTGAAGCGAACTGCTCTACGTGCGGACCTGTTCGGGCAATGCAGGTGTGGAAGCAGCCCGATCGTGCACCGTGGGGCCGATACAGAGCCCAATACGTGTACCGCTGCCCATCGGTGAAGTGCCGCAACCAGATCGTTGAACCAGTGTTCCGGCCAGCCGCCGAGATCATCGACTGGACGTTGGTTGGCCAGAGGATCGGAGACCGCGACAAACCGTTGGCGGCCAAAACACTGTCACGCATCCAGGCCGGGATCGAACGATACTGGCGGCCACTGCTGGTTCCGGTGGAAGGCCGGGAAGGAAAGCAGTCCGCCCCGGTGGATCAGGCAGCCCGAACCATGACGACCCGCAACGAAACCGGGTTGGCGTTCATCGCTGAACTACGCGGCGGAGGGTCAAAACACCGACCCGTGAACAAGCCACTCGCCACAGTCACCGCTTCCGGGAATCACCACGGCCTGGTGACCACCTACTACGGCAACGGGGCTGTCGTCCCAGCGGGAAGCCCACTGCCCACCTGCACGACCGTTGAACGGCACGCCCTCCTGACGCCGACCGGTGGGACGTGGCGCAACACGCCCACCTCGTCCGACGAGCCGATCCCTACACGCACTACCCGCGAAAACGACGGTGTAGCCATGGGACCCACCCTGGACGTGAATGACGTCCTGTTCCGCATGTTGGAGCCGCGAGAGATCGCCCGCGCCATGGACTTCCCCGCCGAGTATCGGATTTTGGGGAATCGCCGCGAGCAGGTGCGCCAGGCAGGGAATGCGGTGACCCCGCCGGCTGCGCGGGATCTCGTCGGGGTGGTCGCTGAATCACTCGAGGTGTCCGCATGACGTGCCTGTTGTGTGACCATTCCAGGTCTTCTCATGCCCCCCAATGCCGGGTCCGCATGGGTGTCGACCGGGACGACATGAACACCTACACGATCTGTTTGTGCCCAGGATTCGAGGTGGGGCTATGCGAGGTGTGCAACGGCAACGGATGCGCAGAATGCGAGGAAATCTGATGCTGAAAACCATGCTTTACCAGCGGTTTTCGGGTAGTATCGAACGTGCGAACGAAGACGGCCCGGGCGGTGCTGGTAACACCGTGACCCCGGGCCTAACCACTGGATTGGAGTGGCTGTGACTGATGATAGTCCACGCATCCCATACGACTGGGCAAGGGTGGAATGTCCCACCTGCGGATCTGCCCCGGACACCCGCTGCCGCGCCAAGTCGGGCCGCACGACAGACGCCCACATGAAGCGCGTAGACCTGGCGTTCGAGCGCTACGCCGAGATTCGAAGGTGGCGCATCCACAACGCTGTCATAAAGAACTTGTTCGGCGGTGGTGTGCAGTGAGGATCAGGTCAATCAAGCCTGAGTTCTGGCGATCCGACGACATCGCCAAACTGCCTATCTCGACCCGGCTCACGTTCATCGGATTGTGGTCGTATGTAGATGACAACGGTGTTGGCGCAGACAAACTCGTCTCCATCGTTGCCGATCTGTACGCCGATGAATTCGCCAGCGAACCTCTAGAGACCCTCAAGAGAGTCACTGAAGATCTGGAGAGACTAGCCAGCGGTGGACAGGTGACCCGCTATAAAGCCGTCCACAACGGAAGTCTCAAGGATCTGCTGTACATCACCAAGTGGAAACAGCATCAGCGGGTGAATCACCCCAGTCTTGGCCACAAATATCCACTCCCACCAGCGGATATGGTTAACACGGCAGTGTCCCTCCAGAGTTCCTCTGGAGACCCTCACGAGAGTCTCACCCACGAACAGGGGAACAGGGGAACAGGGGAAAGGGAGCAGGGGAGCAGGGGAGCAGGGGACGAGGAAGTCCCACTTCCACCCGAGCCGCCGCCCGGACCGTACGACTCACCACCCGTCGTCGTCGACACCGCGCCAGCCTCAATCGAACTCGTCAACAAGCCCTCAAAACCGCAACCATCCTCCGCATCCAAGACCGTCGTCCGTCAAGAGCTTGGAAGCAACACCTATCCGAAAGCCACTGTGGACCGGCTGGCAGTCCAGGTTGAGAAGCTCACCCGCGAAGGACAACCGGACGCCCTTATCCGGGAAGCCCTGCGCGAATGGGAACGAAGGCCTAACTGCAACCTCCCCGAATACCTCCCAACAGTCCTCGGAGATGTCATCAAGTCGTCTCGATCAAGCAACCTCACCGCTGGCGAAGCGAAAGTCCTCGGATGGGCTGGCCTCGGAAACCCTGACCAGAGAAAGGCAATCGGACAATGAGCGACTCTTATCAGATCGCGGCCAATGCTCTTGCGAAGTGCGCTGCTTACGATCCGTGGTTTCCGCAGCCGAACCGCGCCACCGTTGAGGCGTGGGCTGAGCAGATCGAACTGTGGAAGTTCAACCAGGCCGACGTGCTGGCTGGGGTGACGAAGATGTACTCCGATCACGGGAATGGGTTTCGTCCGTTGCCGAAGGATCTTGTTGATGCTGCTCGTGCGATTCGTCGGGATCGGTGTGAGCGAGAAACCCCGGCGGAACGGGAAGCTCGTGAGGACGCCCGTGACGCGGAGCTGGAGCGCCGGCTGGCCCGCGCTGTCGGTCGGGTCGCTGAGATGAAGTCGATCGATCGTGCCTGACCGGTACGGGGAGACGACGCCGGAACCGCGGGTGTTTGTGCGGCCGAAGGTGAATGCGTTGACGGTTCGGTGTTCGTGGTGCAAGGCGGGTGTGGGTGCTCGTTGTGTGGTTGCGGGGACGAACTTGGTGTTGCAGCGGTCGTCGTTTCATGAGGCTCGTGTCCGGGCCGCGGAGTTGGCGGCTACGGGCGCTCTGACGCGTGGGCGGATGTCGTGAGCGCCGATGACACGCGGGATGCCCTGAAAGTCGCTCCACGTGGCGCACAGCCCCCGCAATCAACACCAGGAGACGAACGCAATGGGTAAACATCACGCCAAACCAGACATCCGCGGGATTCTGGAGCAGTTCGAGAAGCAACACGACAACCTTCTCGATCAGCTCAGCGCCATCGAGCGCTATGACCCGATCACGGTCTACGCGGTCCTTTCAAAGCTTGCGTGTCCACTTCCGTGCGTCGGATACGTCAATGACACGGGTTGGCATCTGGACTGCCAGCGTCGAGCGCGTGAGGCCATGGTGCTGCTGGGTTTCTCACTGCCTCCAGAGTCGTTGTGGGAGCGGCCTCTGGGAGATGAAGACCGATGACGATGTTTGTGTCGTCTGCGGATGATCCTCGTGTCCAGGCCGCACAGGCTGCGCGGTCGTGTGACATCTGCAAAGCCCCTAAAGGCAAACCCTGCATGAACACGATTTTGCCGGGGAAGCCGCTGCCCGGTCGGGTCATCCACTTCGGGCGGCTCACTGACAGAAACCGAGAACCGAAAGGCGACGAATGAACAACCCCGAGTTGCGTGCTGTACTCACAGAAGCCCTGAAGGCGCACAGGATAGAGCGCTGCTCGGTGTCGTCGGCCACCGAAAGCTCTCAGTGGGGGAGCTGCTCCGCGTGCGAGTTCGAGACCGACTCCGTCCCGTTCAAGGGGGTCAACTGGGACGTGCTGTGCGGTGAAATAACCGCAACGCATCACGCCGAGATCATCGCGTCTCTTCCGGGTGTGGCGGTAATCCAACTACCCGACGAAGCGGAGATACGTGCTCGCCACATCAGCTTCGGGCGCGGGGCCGACTGTGAATGCTGCCCGCCCTGGATCAAGGATGAAGACATCGATATCGAATACTCCGTCAGTGAGGCGCGCGAATTCGCTGCCGCTCTTCTCGCTGCTGCTGCGGTTGTGGCTACAGGGGAGGAACACCATGGCTGACCTGGGGGTGACCAGGGAAGAGGCCCGGAGGCTTGCCCGCGCCTATTACGACGCGTGGGTCTGGTCGGGCTGCGACGGTTCCCGCTGGGATCGATTATCCGAAGAGGCTAGGTCCGACTGGGCGCGGCAGGCCCGCCGGTGGCTGTTCGTCATCCGGGCTACAGGGGAGGAAGCATGAGCGGCGAGATCAACCCCGAAGGCTTCACCCGATACGGCGGCGACTGCACCTGCGGCCCGATCTACACCTACGGCGGACACGCCGAGCCGGGCCAATTCGACCCGTTCTGCCCCGACCATGGCAACCCCGAGTATGTGGCGAGTTTGGAGGAAGCGTGAACGACGGCAAGCGGTGCGCCCGATGCGGCCGCGCAGATGCCGTATTCGGGTCGTGGACTTACTTCGTCGCTCCGGATCGGATGCGGACGGTGTATCTGTGCCACGCCAACCAGGACGGGACGAAGACTGATCCGGACTGTTATCACCTGGCGACAACACTGCGTGATCCGATGCCTGATCACTACCAGAACCCCGGGGAGGAAGCATGAGCGGGGACGCGCAGAAGATCATGATCGCGGTTCAGCGCCGACACCGGCGGACGTTAAACCTGGAAACTGGACACTCCCACTGCCAGGGTGCGCGGGTGGGTGAATGTGATTTCCGCGACGGTTCGCTCGACGATTTCGAGGCCCACGTCGCCGCCGAGATCGACAGAGCCCTCGGAGGACTCAGGCGGGAAACCCGCGTAATCGAGAGCATCTTCGAGCTGGGCGTGCCAGAGCCTGCAACCCGATTCGTTACCCACTGGATGGAGATACCTGATGAGTGATGTTGTTGAGCGCGCCAAGGCTGCGCTGGTCGACTACGAAGTGGCGAAGGGGTCTCGGGTCGCGGTCGCACCGGGCCGGTCCTACCGGCTGCTCGCCGAATTGGTAGCCGAGGTTGAGCGTCTTCGCCCCAGGGGGGTTGAGACTACTGCTGATCTCGAATGGCTCCCAGAGGATTCCTGAGATTATCAGGGGTTGATTCGATGATCGTCGCCGTTTCTCCAGGTAGGCAGCCGATCTGACAGCGCACACATGTTTCCGATTACCGACACTCGTAGGGAGATGACGACTATGCCGACCACAGAGCATGGATCAGACGTCCAGCACTTGAGCCCTGAACACCGCGATCGTGCTTGGCGCGATAGGTTCAACGCCCGGTGGCACTATGACTACGGCGGGTGGATTCGTACCAGGCCGCAGGATGAGGCGTCGACCTTCGCTTTGATCCCAACCAAACACTACGGACCGTTCACTGAGGATCACTCGTGTCCTGCCTGCCTGGTGGTACACCCACCTGAGGATTGCCCCGTCCTAAGTGGAAACACCGACATGTTGGTTGTTTTCGATTACGACACCTCGCCCAACAAGGCACAAGCGGATACAGCTGACGATGACCCCAGATAACGTGGAGGAATCTAGAGACCGCTGGACGGGTCGGAGCAGGGAGGCCGCAGAAGCCAACCTCAAGGTCTTCTCCGTCACGGGAATCTGCCACGACCCGGCAGACGACTCTCCGCTTGTCCGAATTGAGCACGAGGCCCGCTGGGTGTCGGGATGGAGCGAGGCATGAGCGACTTGGATACCGACACGGCAACGAAAGGCGTGACCGGCCCGTTCGAGGATTGGGAGAGCGATCACACCGCACTCGTGCATGTTCTGTGGTCCGTCAAACATGCAGGAATGTCGTTGGATGACGCCGATGCGGTCGCCGAACGGATTCTTCGATCGCGGTGGGCTGCCGCCTTCCGCGCTGCGAGTGAGGTGCGGTGATTCAGGTTCATTGCCGGGAATGCAACCGCGTCTGGGACCAGCCGTGCACGGACTGCGCGATGGACAAGGCCGACAAGCATTCGATCAACACCGGGCACACCGATATTCACATCATCCCGGACACCACACCACCGCGGCCTGTGGTGGATCAGGGGTGGGCGGAATGGCTCACGAAAGGAAAACCATGACCGACGAACTCATCCGCCAGTACGCGATCAGAAAACCTGACGGGCAACTATGGGAACGCCCAACAGAATCGATCCTAGGCGGACTCTTCGGTACCACAAGTTCCGGCCCAACCATCTTCGACAGCTTCGATTCAGCACTGCGGACTCTGCAGCGGCTCCAAGAAGAGGCGTGGGATCGGCTGGGGGTCCGCTGGTACGGGACGATTGAGTCCCGCCTGTGCACCCCGTTCTCTGTGACAGATCCATCGGCTCGGCTGGTGGAGCAGATTCAGGAATGGATGGGTTCGGAATGATCACTCCTGAGCGTGCCGCGCTGGTTGAGCGGGCAGCGCAAGCCATCTACGAACAAACCTCCGTCGGCAAACTGTTTCCCTGGGACACACTCACCGAGACGCACAAGGTGCAGTGGCGGTCGATGGCTGATGCCGCGTTCGACGTCCTCGTTGAGGCATGGTTTCCGCCGTTCTAATGCCGAAAACACCTGAAACCCCCGCCGAGCACATCGAGTTCGCACGGGAAGAAGCCCGCCAAGCCGCATACGAGTCCGCGACCACTCACGCTCTGATCGCTATCGCCCAACTACTAGCCGAAAAGGACCAACAATGAGCAACCTTCGCCTCCCCTGCATGGACTGCGGGGAACCGATGAGCCGGATCTACCCGAACGCCCGCGAGGAATTGGCGTGGGCGCACACCTCACTGGAGGACGCAGAGCTGTGCCCTCGTGACCGATCGGTCCGCCCTTGGCCTATGCCGAAACTGGAGGACCAGCCTTGAGCCTGTCCGTGATTCTCGCTGCCCAGGCTCGATTCATCCACGAGAGCCCTGTTTGTCCGGTGTGTTTCCAGCCCCGTGCCGAGCATTCCACCGACTGCAAAGGACACCACAAATGAGCGTCGATGTCGGGTCGGTTGTGCAGTCTGAACCCAACCAGGAGGGGGAGTTGTGACAGATCCGAACGAGAAGATGCGCCAAGAAATCCAAGCCATGATCCAAGACGAACTCATGCGCGCGTGGCGTGAAGGCGTCGTTAAAGGCTTGGAAACCGCCCAGAAAATGGTGATTGCGGTTCGGGAAGAAGCGCTCTCCCGGATCTCTGAAATCCCCGAGAACCAGCGGGAAGCCCTGCAGGCTCAGATCGCTGTTCTGTCGGGTCTTGCCGATGGCATTGAAATATCCGCCCGCCAAGCGGCTGAACCTAACCAGGAGGGGGACCACTGATGACGATCTACGGAATCTTCTGGACCCGCGATGGCATCTCCCCCGGGGACCGCATCGAAGCGCACGAAATCGATTGGAAGATCGACAGTGACTACACCGAAGTTCTAAGGGAATTCGAAAGCCGAGACGACAAGTACTGGCCGTCGGTCCTGTTCTCTGCGGACATCACGAATATCACGTTGTTGGAGGAAGGAACTTGCCCCGACTACCTCAACGCGCAAGAGAAGGGGCCGTCCAAATGACGAATGATGCTCGTGTGGGGGCGTGGATCGCCGCGTGGGACGCGCTCAACGCCGCCACCAACACCCTCAAAAAATGCCCAATCCAAGACCCCGACGAATACCGGGCATTCTGCCAACTCCAAGCAGACATCTACGCCCACCTCGCCGACGTCTCGGCAGAGGTCGGTGTCGGCGCAGCGGAATGGCTTGAACGCCGCGAGAAGGAACGACGGGAACAGGAAGTGATGTTCAGGAAGGCATTCGAAAAATGACTAAGCCGATCGACACCCCCGCTGAAACCACCACAAAACCAAAACACATGAACCCCAACAAACTCCGCTACACCCTCTATCGGCTCACCATCGACTGGCTCCACCTTCACACCCAACTCCCCACACCACCACGCCAACAAACCCTCCGACACACCAAAACCCACACCTACGGACACCCCGCCGAATGGGCCAGCGACACCGCAGCACTCATCGCCGACATGCTCACAAGCTGGCACGACTACCTCGCTGAACAACGCAACGAAACCCCACCACCCCACGGAAACGAACAAAAACGAATCATCGCTGCCTGGAAATACCTCGAACCACGCTGCGAACAACTCACCCAACTCGTCACCCACGACGACCTCAAAGAACTACCCGACCTGCACCACCGAATCCTCCGCATACTCGGATTCGCCAAAGCACCCAAATACATACTCCCCGTGCCCTGCCCATCCTGCGGACTGCTCGCAATGGAACGCACCATCGGGATGGGCGGCAACGACTACATCGCATGCGGCAACCCCGACTGCACCTACATCGTCCGCGACGACCCCGACGGGAAAAACTACAAATGGTTGATCCGCGTATGCCTCGACACGCTCATCGAGTCCGAACAACAACAAGCCGGTTGATCTTTCGTGTAAGATAACTGCCAGTAGACGAACTATGCCCGCACCCGGACGAGCTTTCGGGTTTGTGGGCATTTTTCATGCTCGCATCTGGGAAGGGACCCGAGCTAGATGGCAGGAACCGCAGTCCTCACCCCTGACGGTATCGACACACTCGTCACCGCAGCAGAAGCTGCCGCACTATGCGGTGTCACCACCAGCACCATCTATGTGTGGGTCAACCGTGGCACCCTCGCACCGTCCGGGAAAAACCGCACCGGGCACAACGTTTACCGCGTCCTGGATGTAGCCAAAGCGGAACACGCTACTCGCGTAAAGGCCAGGCGGCACCGATGAGTGCTTTCCCCCCGCCGCGCACACTAACCGAACGCATCGAAGGCGCACACCTCAACCTGAAACTTGCACGGCAATCGGGCAACCCGGACATCATCGCCGCCGCCGAACGCATACTCAACCAGCTGCTTGACCGGTTACCGAGATCCACACACCAGGAGTAGTTGCCGTGCCAACCAAACACTTGCGGGTGTGTCCCGACCCTTGCAGCAAGGTCCGTTTCTCGGCGTGCAGCAAGGCTTGCCGACTCCCGAACGATATCGACCCCGAGTCGTGGCGTATCAACTTGCAGGACGGCGCCGGCACGATCGGTGGCAGGCAGGAATGAAACGCCGCGCGGCCCGCATCATGCGACGCGCAGCACGCCGCCTCATCGCCGTGTCCCGACGGTTGGACCCACCCAAAGACGAAACCCGGTTGTACGCAGGCAACATCACCCAAGCCATCCTGGACCGCATCGAAACCACACCACCGTGGATGCGTCAGTCCCTCACTGTTCGGGATCCTCAGCCGTGGGAACACCTCGACCTGTACCGGCCACCGTCCCTACTCACCCGCATCTGGTGGTGCATACGAGGATGAACCTCACAGAATTTCTCACCGAGACGCTGAACAACCTGGTTCACCCCGGCGACGAAAACACCAAACCGTTCCCGATCCTCCTGCCGGGACTACGAACTGTCAGTGTCCCCCCGGAACTCGCCGGCCAGTTCGCTGAAGAAGCAGGTTTACCGCACCTCGATACCCCGAAACTGGTCGCGGAAGCGCTCGCCGCGGCGATCACCCAAAACTATGTGATCCTCACACGCGAAGAGCACGAACAACTACGCCAGCAAGCAGCCGACGCACCAACCGGCCACCGCGTCATCAACATCCGCACCACACCCACAAAACCCCCTGTCTTGTCGATCACCATCGACAAAACAAGCAACGATGTTGTTGTCCCCGCGAAAGCCCTGCAGAAAGCGTCCGAACAGTGATCCACATTGAAGTTGACGGGAAAGTGCTGATGCACTCCGACCCTGGCGAGTGGATCACCACACCTCCCGACATTCCAGCAGTCCAAAAAGCTGGACCCAACGAACCGTGGATGCTTCTAGTCCAAGCGGCGCTCGCCAAAGCCGCCACCCTCGCGATGGCCGGGAAGAAACCCGAAGAAACCACAATCTGTGTCACCACACGGAAAAACGGCTGGATAGTGGACTACACCAATGGATGACGCAGCACGCGCCCGACTCGAACTCCGCCGATCCAACGCGGCCCAACCACACCGAAACCGGCACCGAGAACAAAAACCGGACGCACCACAGACCGCACCATCTGCTACTGCGGAGACGCCGACTGCGACATCTGCGGCACCTGGTACGAATAACCAACATAGGACGGAACTGGCGAAAAAATGGACGACGTGGTGGTCAACGGAACTCGATACGTACCCGAAACCACCAGCGGCGCCACCACCATCGGAATCGGAGTCACCACCCGCAACCGGCGCGACGTCGCCGACCGGACCATCGAACACATCCGCAGCCGCACCCCCAACGCCAAACTCGTCATCGTCGACGACGCCAGCGACCAGCCATACCCGGCAGCCACCTATCGGTTCCCTCAACGCGCCGGCATCGCCCGAGCCAAAAACAAATGCCTCGAACTACTCAACGGCTGCGAACACATCTTCCTGTTCGACGACGACTGCTACCCGATCGTCGACAACTGGTTTCAGCCCTACATCGACTCGCCCGAACCCCACCTGATGTACCAGTTCGTCGACCTGGCCAACGGGCATCGGCTCAACGACGTCACGAAGGTCTACGACGACGGCCAACACTTCGCGCTCACCGGCGCCCGCGGATGCATGATCTACGCACACCGCAGCGTCATCGAACGCGTCGGCGGCCTCGACCCCGACTATGGCGGCTGGGGATGGGAACACCCATCGTGGTCCGATCGCATCTACAACGCCGGCCTCACCTCGTTCCGGTACGGCGACGTATGCGGCTCCAACAAGCTCATCCACTCCATGGACGAGCACCTGGAAGTAAAGCGTTCCGTCCCGACCGAGGAACGCAAAGCCGTCGCCGCCCGCAATGCCGAGTTGTACTGGGAGCACCACTACACGAGCAGCCACCACATCCCGATCGTGGAACCTGACCGGCGTGTGGTGCTGACCTGCCTGCTGTCGAACAAACCTGACCCGCAACGCAACACACGCATGCGTCCCGACGTCAAACTGCTCGAAACGCTGATCAACTCAATCACCGACGCTGAACCCGTCGTGCTGTGCGACAACCCACTCACCCACCCGCAGGCGTCATTCGAGCGAGTCACCAGCCCAGTCGATAACCCCTACTTCGCGCGCTGGTACCTGTACTACCAATGGCTACGCGCCAACCCCGACGTCAAATGGGTGTGGTGCGTAGACGGCACCGACGTCGAAATGCTCACCCCTCCGTGGGAACACATGCAACCCGGGAAGCTGTACATCGGGCACGAACCCGCCGTTGTGGGGATCGACTGGATGCGCAACAACCACAAAGCCACACACCTGCAACAGTTCATCGACACCCACGCCGACCGCACCCTACTGAACGCGGGGATCGTGGGCGGCGACCGGGAAACCGTCATGGCATTCGCACACGACATGGCCGCCGACCACGAAGACCAACTTCGGCGCGTCTGGCACAAAGACGACGCCCCGGGAACAATCATCGGCGACATGGCGACACTCAACTACGTTGCCTATACCAAACACGCCGACCAACTCATCCACGGGCCCCAGGTGGTGACGGTCTTCAAGGCCAACGAACGCAACGCCTGGTCATGGTGGAGGCACAAGTAACACCATGGGCCTCGCGACCATCACGATCCACCGACGCACCGTGCACAAGCAGTTCACCAATCAGATCGCCTGGGAGAAAGAACTACAGGCATACCGCACGATGCCATGGGCCACGCCCAAACTCATCGACTTCGGCCCCATGTGGATCGAGGTCGAACGCTGCACCCCGATCCTCAACATCCACCCCAACTGGTCCCGGCGCTACGCCGAGCCGCTGTGGGATCTGCTCGCCGCCATCCACGCCGCCGGCTGGTGGCACTGCGACCCCTGCCTGATCAACGTCGTCGTACACCCCGACCGCGGCGTGCTGCTCATCGATTTCGAGAACCTCACACTCGCGACCGGAAACCGCTCCTATGACCTCTACGGCGCACGCGCCGCCGGAGTCGAACCCGCCTGGCCCGGACTCGGCCCAGACGGCGTGCACTGGAACGGACCATGGCCGTCGTGCCCCGGACCCTACTGGGACGAATGACAATGGAGCGGAGCATGAAACCCGGCGACAACGTATGGGTTGACTTCGACGGACTCGAACACGAAGGCACCGTCGAGAAAATCCAATCCAGCGGCTGGGTCAGATGCTCCATCGCCATCGACCCCGAATACGACTACGGCAGCATCACACCACGACTCACACCACACACCACCGTCGCCGTGAAAACCACACGCATAAGGCCACGATGACCCACACCATCGGCATCGTGGCCCACACCAAACGCGCCGAACAAGCACACCGGCTCATGGAAACCGTGGGCGCCGCATACATGAGCATCGACAACGGCACACTCGGATGCGAAACCAACCACCGCAAAGTCTGGCAACACCTCACCCGCCACAACACAAACTGGCTCGTGGTCCTCGAAGACGATGCAATACCGTGCAACAACTTCCGCGACCAGCTCGACGCAGCGCTAGCAGTGGCACCCACCCCAGTAGTCTCCCTCTACCTCGGACGCGAACGGCCACGCGAATACCAACAACGCATCGCCAAAGCCGCTGACACCACAGCACACTGGCTCACCTGCCGACGACTACTCCACGCAGTCGGAATCGCCATACACGCCGACCTCGTACCACACATGCTCAACCAACTGCCCAACGGCAAACCCATCGACGAAGCAATCAGCGCATGGGCACGCCACCAAGGCCACACCATCGCCTACACCTGGCCCTCACTCATCGACCACGCAGACACACCGTCACTCACCGGCCGACGCGGACCAGCACCCGGGCGCGTCGCATGGAGACACGGCGACCGCGACCAGTGGACCAGCGACACACACCCGCTCTGACCTGCGCAGCAAACGCCGCGCGGCAGCAAAACCGCAGGTCAGAGGGGGTGGGGGGGCCCCAGCAACCCACCCGACCGCTCCCGATGGCAC